CATCACGTTGTGAAAACATCCGACAGACAGATGGTTATCGCCTTATGAGCCGGAGGTCACACGATCGAAACGTGTCGGGGGAATATTAACACATCACATCGCATTGGTGCATCAAGGCACTGGAGCACCCTTTAAACCGGCATGGCGCAGGGGCAGCGCGCGGGGCTCATAACTCCGAGGTCACTCGATCGAAACGAGTTGCCGGTATCTATCTATCACATCGCATCGGTGCATCAAGGCACTAGAGCAACTTTCATCCCTCGTAGCGCAGTGGAAGCGCGCCGTAAAACACCGTCAGTCAACATCACGTTGTGAAAACATCCGACAGACAGATGGTTATCGCCTTATGAGCCGGAGGTCACACGATCGAAACGTGTCGGGGGAATATTAACACATCACATCGCATTGGTGCATCAAGGCACTGGAGCAGTTAGCACCTGTAGCTCAGCGGCAGAGCATTACATCGTTTGTCTTTAAACACGACTGAATAAGTCCGAATTGATGAATGGTTATCGCCTCATAAGTGAAAGGTCGCAGGATCGAAACCTGCCGGGTGCAATTTCTATTTTTTTATGTAAACTTCTGCGCGTTTTTCTTTTCATACTATTGTCATTCATATATTATATATGTTATCAATATAAATATACGTTGGTATATTTATATTAGTAGTAGTGGTCTGGTAACCATCCTAAGATTGTAGATATAGATATGCAAGCCCAAAATCAAAATCAAACATTTTCTCAAGGAAAATTGACAAAATCAGAATGGAATAATATGGAAATTCCAGTTTCCTCAGATGAATTAGATATAATAAAATTAATAAAAGATAGTTATCATGATGTTCAAAAAAAATATAATAAAAATGTTTCCATGATTGGAGTGTTGAAAACATCTTCCTATGAAGAAATGCACTTACATTTATATAAAAAATATTTTGAAGAAAGTATAAATGAAATGATTAAAAAACATAAAATATCAGCTGTGCCCGCATGTCATTCGGCAACAACAACGGATACTGTAAAAAGTAAAAATGTAAAACAAGGACAAGGACAAAATTCTATCAAAAAAATAGACGCGATTCGAATTAAAAATAACGAAGACGGAATCAATCTTAAAACCGTTTATGAATTTACAATTTTAAGAATATGCAAACTATTACTTGACAAAAAGGCAATTTGGAATAAATATAAACAAGATAAAAGTCAAAATAACAATAACAGTAAAAGCGATAATGACGATGAGGATGATGATGAGGATGAGGATGACGGAAATGACATTGCAAGCTGCAGCTGGATGTCTTATTATTATGCACTAATGGTAAATTTGAAAAATAATATTGAACACGTAAACACACATGTAGTTGCATTCGTAAAACACTTACTTGAACTCTGCGAAGATGACTTGGACGTGTTTCATTTCATAAAATATTCAGAATATTATATTGAAAAAAACCACTTGTGCACAAAATATCAAGATATTGGATTATATGAACATCAAAAACAAATATTTACACATTGCAAAGTACCAAATCCAAAGCTCATTTTATATATTGCGCCAACAGGTACTGGAAAAACGCTCACACCAATTGGTCTATCCGAAAAACACAAAATAATATTCGTGTGCGCAGCACGCCATGTTGGACTTGCGCTAGCCAAGTCGGCAATATCAATTCAGAAGCGCATTGCATTTGCGTTTGGCTGCAGAAGCGTGGATGATATACGACTCCACTATTTCGCCGTTAAAGAAGCAACAAGAGATTGGAAAACCGGAGGAATACGAAAAGTTGACAACAGCATTGGAGACAATGTCGAAATAATGATTAGCGACATTCAATCCTATTTGCACGCAATGTTTTACATGAATGCATTTAATAAGCCCGAAGACATTATACTATTTTGGGATGAACCAACAATCACAATGGACAATCAAACGCACGAGTATCATGACCTTATTCATAAAAATTGGAAGCAGAATATTATACCCAATATAATTCTTTCATCTGCAACACTTCCACACGAAAGGGAGCTGCAAACGACAATTGCAGACTTCAAAACTCGATTCGTAGACGGACACGTTTTCAGCATTGTAAGTCACGACTGTTGCAAATCAATTCCAATTGTAAACAAGGGCGGCTGCGTTCAACTTCCGCACACACTTTTTTCGGAATACTCTGACGTGCTCAGCAGCGTTGCTCATTGTGAAAAAAATAAAACGTTGTTGCGATATTTTGGAATTAATAAAATAAGTGAATTCATTTCATTTATCAACAAAAATGAACTATATTCAAATTCAAGATACAGTATTTCAAGGTATTTTTCATCTTTTCAGGAAATCACACTTATTAGCATCAAAATATATTATTTGACCCTTCTGAAAAACATAAAACAAGACCCTGCTGTTTGGAAAAAAATATACGAGCATTTCTATTCGGGTGAAGGGGCTGATAATCTCTATGAATCCACAGGATATGTAACCACGTCAGATGCACACACGCTTACTGACGGACCAACGATTTTTTTGACAAATGATGTTGAAAAAATAGCGAGTTTTTGCCTTCAAACCGCGCAAATACCGTCGCAGCTCATTGACGATATTATGAGCACAATCCAACATAATAATAAATTGTGCGAACAAATTGAATGTGTCGAAAAACGAATTGAAGATTTGCTAAATGATGCGGAAAAAAAAACAGGCGGGGCAGGTGGTGGAGAAACCGGAAACTCAAAAAAAACAGAAAAAAAATCAAATAAATTTTTTGATAAAAAAATGGATGCTGGTGAAATTAGAGAACTCAACAATAAGTTGCAAGCGCTGAATGAACAAGTGAAGCGAGCGGCGCTAAATGATTTATTCGTGCCGAATCGACCCGCTCATTTGAAAAGATGGCATGAAGATAATGATACAAATGCAACCCAAAATAAAAATACTAAACCGTGGTCATGTGACATTGAAGATGCATATGTGGAAAAAATTATGTTGCTGTCAATTGAACCTCACTGGAAAATTCTGCTTCTAATGGGCATTGGTGCAATCACAGACCATAAAAATGCGAAATACAATGAAATTATAAAAGAACTAGCACAAGACCAAAAACTGTTTTTAATTATTGCATCATCCGACTATATCTATGGAACAAATTATCAGTTTTGCCACGGATATATTAGCCGCGATTTACACGACATGACGCAAGAAAAAACAATTCAGGCAATGGGGCGTGTCGGCAGAAACAGCATTCAGCAAGATTACACCATTCGATTTCGAGACGATGATTTAATTAAAAAATTGTTTTTACCTTCTACCAATAAACTCGAAGCGGATAACATGAACAAGTTGTTTTCTTCTGCATAGCATAACAGGTCTGGCGGCGCATCAACGCAAATAATATATGCAAACCCATATAAAGAGTTGGACATAATTCATATAGCATAGGAACACAAATACAAGTACTCCCAAACCCATACACAATGAGCTCTGCCGATTCTGAATCAAAATCATTGCTGGCTACTACTACGCCAGCTCAAAAAATTACAAAACGTGATGTTGTAAATAAATTCAAAGAGTTGCATAGTAAATATTATGTTACAAGAGGATACATGATTCACACTGTGAGTGATGTATTTTCAAAACAATTTTGCGAGATGCATGCCAAAACCGGACTTGAATGGAAGGTGGAATACAACCAATATGCAGAGACAAATGTCCGTCTCGTAGAAATAAAAACCTTTGTTTTCGGAAAGCCTATTACTGTGGCACTGGAGTGCCCAATTAAACAAGTACATCGTTCAGAATTTGAATACCATTTTGGATTTGGCGGACACTGTAAGGGTTACAGTAAAACGAGAATGATTGCCCGATTTCTAGGTCAGTTTGATAAAGAGTTGAACTATGAAGAACTTTTGAATCCCGCTCATGAAAAAACCGAGACACACATTGATGAAACTTATGTGAAAAATGTGCTCAAGTTGTTTATTATGGGAGGCTACATTAAATACTGGAAAGCGTTTGATGAATTCAGAGACTGGTTCATGGAAAATATGGACGAGAGCATTCGAGAGGAGTTGTCGCTGACATTGTCTCGTTCCAATTTTGAGGAAGACTTTTCCACTGGTCCAGAAATTGACAGAATGACCAAATCCATTTTTGAAGACTATGAAGTGCGTTTGAGTCATCCATTCTAGATTTTACATTGATGCGTTCGGTCGATATTATAAATAAAAAATAAATATAAAAATAAAAAAACAAACGATGTAAATGCCAAATCGTTTAATAGATGGAATATTTGTGTGTGTTTGTATATCCTTTTTATTTTTGAAGATGCATTGTGTTTATCAAATACTTATAGCGTGAACTACAACAAATCAGCATTTCAATTTTTCGCCAATCTCTTTGAAATAAAATCCGTTATAACAAAAATTTTTTGAAAGCGCTTTTGCAAGTGTTTTGTCGCTTATTTTAAGGGTTCTAATGCAATCGTATTTACACGCATGCACTCGAACCAGTTTTCCTTGTGCGTCATACTGTCCAACGCCGTTTCTATACAATAAAGGACATTCACCATGATTGAACTCTAGTTCAAACGTCGTTCTCAGTTCTTCATCACAGTCGTCATATAATTTATAATAAAATCCTCTTGATATAGTTGATTTTTTTACAGGAACGTCCAATCCAGATGATTCGTACCCGTTACAATGCGCGGCAGTTTTTCGGTCAATATACACATTCAATATTTTCGTCTTGTCGCCATTGAGTTGTGCAATGTATCCCAGGTTTTGAGGTCGCGTTGTCTTCGTGGGTAAAATGTCGTGTATCACACTTGCATCCAACTCTCTATTAACAAGCAGCCACCGGTGTCCGTGATACACGGTATTTTCCCTAACCGCCTTGTTCATCGACGGTCTTTTGATATCTGGATTTTCCTTCATGGCTTCAGACACGCTCTCATATACTTTTACCAGTTCAAGTGTATCGGGGTGAATTTTTTGCAATCTTGGACCCAGTGTGACAAGAGTCGTGTTGAATCCGGTTGTAGTTTTCACTTGAGATGCACTCATTTTTTCCATCATTTCTTTCATTTGTTTTTCGTTGGCATCCACCTTGCCCGATAACTGTTTAACAGAATTAACCAATTCGTGCAACAATCCATTTTCATTTTTGTCTTCCTTCATTTGAATAAGCAGTTTTAATTTTTCGATTTCAAGTTCCAAGCTGCTGGTATTGACTTCATTAAAATTCTTCATGTTGCTCGTTATAATCTGATGTAGCGTTTGATAAGAAAGATTTCTGCCAATTAAAAATAATTCATGCTCCTTTTCATGATTCTTCAAATCTGTCACTCTGTTCAAACGAACGCTTTCATGGTTGTGTATAAAATTTTCAAAATCTTTACTCCTCTGCACACAAAAACAATCCAGCAGCACGCACTCTTCATATTTGCTTTTATGTTCATTATATCTGCCCGATATTCCGCGCCGACTCTCGCCGATTTTTATAACATATTTTCCAACATGTTCAAGCGTCTTTACTCTAATAATGTAAACGATGGAACATGCTGTATCGTATTCCTTTAATAATATTTTTTCTCTCTCAAGAACCTTTTCTTTTTCCAATTTTGTTTCATACTCCTTCTTCTTGGTGTCTTCGAGGGATGCCATTTCATCCTTTGTTTTTTCTAATTCTTCTTGTTTTTTATCGATTTCTTTTTGCATATTGTAAATACCTGTGACTCGAATCTCCTTAATCACTTCACAAACCCAATTTTGAAATTTTTGGGCAATTGGCTTCCTAGATCGAAACAGCACTTTATATAATCCTTTTTCTGTCAAAAATGTCACTTCTTGAGTGCCGCCAAGGGTGTCAGTAGTACTTACTACCTTTTCAGATTCGTCAAAATCTGTAATTGACATTCTTATATTACTCAATTCAAGAACTACTCCAATATCACTTGCTCGAAAGAGTGGGTCATTTACTGTCCCTTTTATAATAATTTCTGTGTGTAAGTCGTTTGAGTTGAATGCTTTTACTATATCCATGTTGATTGAATGGGTGTTTATATATATCTTACAACCTTTTGTCTTTATATTAATTTTTCAATTTTTATTTTAATTATATTTCATAATATGGAAATAATTAAAATAAAATTATAACTATAACTATAATGATTGTAAAACAAACAACCAGTGTTTAATTGCTGTATGCAAGACCACCCATACCACTCATTACACGGAGAACGTTGTAGTTGGTGGCATAGACACGAACTTTGGCAGTCTTGGTTCCTTCAACGGTGGCGTTGGACAACACGAGCTGAAGAGTTGCGTTGTCAATGCGGGAGAAGTTGCACGATCCTGAGGGTTGGTGCTCTTCCGGTCTCAACGCGAATGAGTATACATTGATACCGGTGTCGGGAGTGCGGGTGTGGTGCTGGTAGGGCTGAACGAGGTCGAAGTAAGTTCCTTCACGCTCAGAGAAGCGGTCCTGACCGTTGAGCTGGAGTTTGGCAGTCACGACGGGGTTCTGACCCCAGCAATGCAGGGCAAGAGAGGTTTCAGCAAGAACAAAAGTGCCAGCATCGGAGACGCCAGAGTTCATATCACTGTTAAAGTTGGGCTCATTGTAAGCTCCGCCGTGACTAGCATTCCACCAAGTTGCGCTGGGCTCCTCATCACCAGCACCGGCGTCGTAGAAGAGACCGGAAGCATCGATGTATTTTTCAACGGCTTCAGGACCTCCGAATGCGTGAATCGCATTGGGAAGGGCATCAACTGCGTCAGTGTAGTTGAAGGGCTGAGCGCCGAGCAGACGGTAGAGGAGCTGGTTGCAGTCCAAAGACGAACAATAGTCAACGTTCTGATCCGGCTGAACGACCCAAATGAGTTCTTTCACGGGGTGATTAAAGTTGAGTTTAATCTTGTTGGAAGAGGAACCAACGGACTCATCACCAGTGAACTGCAGCTGTTCAATGAGGTACTCGTGGGGGTTCTGAGCCATGCGCCTGCGCTCATCAGTGTCCAAAAACACGTAGTCGACATACAAGGACGCGGCAACGAGAGACTGGTTGTAAGCGGCGGTAACACGACCACCTTCAACGGAGCAGTTAACACTGTTCAAAGAACCAACAGCCCACAAGCATTCGTCAATGGGGCGAATATCGAGGTTAATCTTGACTTCGTGGTATTGAAGAGCAATAAGGGGGAGGGCAAGACCGGGGTTGCGGCAGTACCAGAACTGAAAGGGCACATAAAGAGTGGTTTCAGGAAGGGCATTGCGGGGAGCGCAAACTTGACGAGGAGCGTTGCTCTGGCAAGGACCGTCAACATCATTGAATGAAGGGTCGGTAATAAAAGTAAGTTCGGTGGTGTTTCCAACCATTCCGTAGTAACCAGCAGTCTGGTCAACGGGCAAAGTGAGGTTATTCCAGATGTGCATCCAGTCACCGTACTGGCGGTCAATGCGCTGACCACCGATTTCAACTTCAACCTGAGAAATCAACTGTTCACCGGGGAAATCAAGCCAACGGGCATACACTCCGGTGTGTGAACCAGAAGGAACACTGTTCCTCATACTCTGGTTAATTTCAGGGAGAGTCACCTGAAGGTAAGTGCGGTATGCAAGATCACCGTTGCGGCTGATAGTGCAAGTCACGCGACGACCAAAATCAGCCTGTCCGTTAAAAGTCTGTTCAATAGACTCCATTGCAAAGTTGGTGTGACGTTTGTAAGATACCTTCCAGAAAGTAATCTGAGGGTTTCCCGTCAGATAAACATCCTGGGCGCCATAGGCTACAAGTTGCATTAATCCTCCTGCCATTTTATGTTGTTATAATATTGCTAAAGAAAAAAATTTTACGTTTTTTGTTTAATTTAATTAAATTAATTCATTTTATTAAATTTACTACGGAAAATTAATAAAATACGTTTGTATGTATAAAAACTATTCCATTCAAAAATACCTAAACAAAAAAAATAATCACAATAATATCACAATCACAATAAATATTGAGAAAAAATATTGATAAATAATAATAATAATAATAATACATTTTGGTAAAGGTCAGGCAGGACGGACATGAATCATTGTAAAAATCATTAAAATGCAAAATTATCCAATAAAAACTCTTTCAAATAACCAGCTTCATAAACACGTTTGTCGCCCTTGTGTCTTTTCGAACAAAAATATTTGTTGCCTGTTTTTTTCAATTTCCACTCATTTTCTAAAGCATTGTATATAAAATTCCTTAAACAACTATCGGACAATTTTATATTCGTATTCGTTTTATGCCTCGTTTTACATTCTCCATCTACATCTTCTTCTTTCAAATACTTTTTCAATCTTATTAGTTTCATTTTCACATCTCGTCCTGTATTCTTCTTTAAAATGTACTCCTTTTCTTTTTCATTTTTTCCAATATAATTTGCATTTTTTTTTATTGTCCAATTATTTTCTAAATGTTTTATTAAAACATTCATTTCACGACATTCAAAATTTTCATCATTCATTTTTTCATTCATTTTAATTTCTGAACTGCGGTTTATAACACACTTATCACACTTATCTTTGTCTATTTTATCATCTACCTTTTCTGTCATTGTGTTGTTGTTGTTGTTCTTGTTGTTCTTGTTGTCTTGTTGATGATTTATATTTTTTAATAATATGGTTTTTAAAAAGTTTTTTGCTATGGTTATGGTTAAATGAGAAAATCTTACTTGGCATTTGCCGATTTTGATAATTTATCACAAAATAAATGTTTTTTCTTCTAAAATTTAGAATTCATTGAAATCTAAATCTTGGAATAATAATATATATACAAATATCTTATTAAAGTTTTTTAATGTATAATTATATATCAAAACATTTATAGTATTATTATTTTTTGTATTTTTATTTTTCATGCCGTCCTTCAAATACAAAACAAACAAAAAAATCATAGTAGATGATAAAAGTATTACCACTTTAGACAACCGGCACAGAGAAATGCAAATGTATTTTTCAAATGTTCAAAACATTACCATTCCCAATCTTTTAAATGAAAAAAAAAAATTACAAAAAATTTTACTTGACAAACACGATGGTGACGACGCTGACACCACCACTCCTCCTCCTTCAAGCGAAACCAATGAAGCAAATGAAACAAATATTGAAAATACAAGCAAAATTCCAATTGAAAAACAACTTGAAATAAAAGACAGATTGGCTGAAATTAAAACTGAACTCCGCACTCATAAAAATAATATAAAACAATACTATTTGAATAATTCCAAATACATTTTTGATTATTTTGAAAATAAAAAAGAAATATCAAATGGAAATAATAAAACAAAAATTTTAAATTCGTTTTTTAAAATCGATACTTCCACAGAACGTGTGAATGAATTGACATCAATGAATGATAACAATGTAAAAAAATTTTTATCAAATATTGACCAGTCATTTATCAACGTGAATGACTTCGTATTTCAGACTGGCACTTGCCAGCATTGCAAAAGCGGCGAACTCATTCCAGTTGAACACGAAGGCATTCTCGTGTGCAACAATTGTTCCAAATATGTTGCATACTTGATTGAAAATGAAAAACCGTCGTACAAGGAGCCGCCCAAAGAGGCGTGTTTTTATGCATACAAGCGCATCAATCACTTCAAAGAAATTATGGCACAGTTTCAAGCGAAAGAAACCACACAAATTCCGCCCGAGGTTATTGAGAATATCAAATTGCAAATTAAAAAAGAAAGAATAAGTCTCTCCAAGTTTACAAATTCAAAAGCAAAAGATATTCTAAAAAAACTCGGCTACAATAAATTTTATGAACACATTCCTTTCATAAAAGATAAACTCGGCATTAAACCGCCCACAATGACGCCCAATTTGGAAGAACTGTTGTGCAATCTCTTCATGGAAATCCAGGGACCTTATGCCAAGTTTTGCCCGGATGACCGCGTCAATTTTTTAAACTATTATTACACCATTTACAAACTGTGCGAGTTAATCGGACAAACACAATTCCTTCCTTATTTTCCCTTACTCAAAGATAGAGAGAAACAAATTGAACAAGATGAAATATGGAAAAAAATATGTTTTGAACTCAATTGGGAGTTTATACCGACGCAATAACACGTTTTTAGTTTTTGAATTATTTAATTCTACGCGATTTATTTCTACGATGTGATTTATTTTTATTTCTACGCGAAGAACGCTTTTTGGAATAACGTAAATTTGAACCTTCTTTTCGTTTAAATTGTTTGCCTCCATATAACCGCGCCAAACGTGCTTGCACGTTATCTGATTTTTTTGTTGCAGCGGCGGCAGCAGCTCGGGATGCGGCTTGGGCAGTAGCACGAGCTTCAGCGGCAGCAGCTCGGGATGCGGCTTGGGCGGCAGCGGCTTCACGAAAACTGGCTCGTTTACTATCAAGTATAACCTTTATGTTTTCAAAACTGAAATTATCTCCACCAGCTCCGTTGGCATCAATCATCGCTTTCAAAAATCCATCATAATTAATTTCATTGATTCTACTAATTACATCAACATTGAATAAATTTTCAATAATAATTTGATAGCAAAATTCCAATATATCAAAACATGCAACAATTGAGTTTCTATCGATTTCAAACCCTGGATAATCTCCTCCTAATTCAGTTAAATCAAATAAATATTTAAAATCTATTTTAAAAGGTAAACTTTTTTTACCATCTCTTGTAAATATATCAAACAGTGTTGATAGTTCTGTTTGTATAACAATTTCATCAACGGCAGAAGATTTCCCAGAAGATTTACAACGTATGTTAGAAACCATTCCATTTGAAAATAAAGTAATATACTCAAATAAACTTCTTAGTCTTGTTTTATTCGGTGATTCTTCATATTTTGAAAGCATTGTATGTTTTGAAATATCTTTAACGTAATTTAACATTCCACTTGAATTTATTTGTTGAATTCCCAACAAGATATGAACAAAATTAACACTGCTTAATTTGTTTTCATGATTTAGCATTTTGAATAATTTTTTGACCAATTCAACTTTAGTTGCTGCATCATAATCATAACCATTATAATCATACTTACTAGAAGCGACATCATTGGCAATATTACTAGTATCAAAAACCGTAACATCATTTATAAATATCTTCCAAATTGGTTCTTCTTCATAACGCATGCATTGAAGTAAATCATTTCCAAGAAGTATACATAGTGAAAAATCATCTGGTGGAGACATACTGTTCTTCACCAGTTCTCTTGCAGTCAAATATAAAATCATAGCACTTGGTGTAGTAAGATTTATTACTGCTGTATTACCACTATCATGAAATATTTTTTTACCTTCTTTTACTAATTCATCAAAAATTGGAAATAGTGGTTGGCTCCAAGGAAATTGTGGTTGAGGTTGAGCTTCTGCCATTGTTCTAATGTTTATATAATATATATAATAATATTAATATAATTCAATATAATATATTGAATTATATTAATATATTATATTGAATTATATTAATATATTATATTGAATTATATTAATATATTATATTGAATTATATTAATATATTAATATTATTAAAAATGAATGCGTTCAACTTGGATTTTAATGTTATAAATCCACTCTTTATTTTTTTTGTCACTTTAGGTGGAAACTTTGTTGCACCGCTATTTCCGTGTCAGGTTCAAAGACTTTTTACAGAAAATATTTACTGTAAGCATTTTCTTGCATTTTTTATTTTATTTTTCGCAATTGTTTTAACTTCAGAAAAATCTTCCAAAATAACCAGTATTGTATTTTCTAAAGCCATTGCACTCTACTTTCTATTCATTATTTTAACGCGAATGGATAAAAATTTCTTCTTGCTGTTTTTCATCATTTTATGCGTAAAATTTATCATTATTAATGAAATGACAAATACCACGGATAAAAAAATCAAAGAGAAATACAATCAAATTGATAATCTTTTAGGTTACCTCTTAATATGCATTGGTATCGCCGGATTCGTATTGTACTATGGAGAAAAAAAGTTCGAATATGGAAAACGCTTTAACTATCTCACATTTTTATTAGGAAAACCGGTTTGCCGTGAATATGTTATTCCAACAAAGTATGCGCGCAACCTGTCATATGTCTTGAAGTAAACTAATCAACTAATCATAAATAGTATTTTTGTGAAAGTATTTGCGCGTATAACAATATAATAATTAATTACTTAATAATATTAAATATACTTTTCGATATATTTAATATTATTAATACTTTTACATAGTTATATCGTATGAATGCAAATATAATAATAAATACAACTGCAGTAAATGCAAATTCAAATTCTGAAACAAAAAAGTTGAAAATACATTGCGACATTAAAGAAAAATTAGATTACTTTATAAAACAAAAAAAAATTCCTAATATTATTTTCCATGGTGCATCAGGATGCGGAAAAAATTGTCTTGTAACCGATTTCATCAATAATGTTTACAATGGAAATAAATCAGCAATACAGAATTATGTAATGAATGTAAATTGTGCTCACGGAAAAGGAATTCGATTTATTCGAGAAGAGTTAAAATTTTTTTCAAAAACAAATGTTGATTTGAAAGATGGAGACATATTTAAAACGGTTGTCCTTTTGAATGCAGACAAACTCACAATTGACGCTCAATCCGCTTTAAGACGCTGCATTGAACTTTTTAGTCGTTCTACCCGTTTTTTTATCATTGTTGAAGACAAGTACAAATTACTCAAACCTATTTTGTCAAGATTTTGCGAAATATATGTTCCAGAACCAATTATAAACAATTGTGTAACAAATTTGCATACATATAATTTGAATAATGCATATACTTTTAAAGAGACTGATGCAACACGTAGATTATATTTGAAAACAATTTTAACAGGAATAATAAAAAAATATAATGATGTTTGCCCGGAATTATCGCAGCAAGAGCATACGACAAATCAAATTCAAAAAAATAAACAACGTGTCATTTCAGAATGCATGTCATTGATTACAAAATTGTATAACAAGGCATTTTGTAGTGTTGATTTGCTGCACTACATTGAGCACAACTCTAAAATCGACGACCTCAAAAAATACGAATATTTAATTACATTTCAAAAAATAAAAAGAGAATTTAGAAATGAAAAATTATTAATGTTATTTATTTTATATTTTTTAGTATTTCGTAGCGATTTGACTTTAGAAAATATATCGTTCATGTAAAGCAAGTTTTAATATTTTTGATAATGGACGATTTTGTACTTGGAAATTTGCAAGAGTCGCGAAATGAGTTTTGCGCACGTCTTATCAACATCTTAACACCACACGTGATATTCGGTTTGAAATCTATTTTCGATGAAGCATGGAGACTCTGCATTGACAATGACGAGGCGCCAAAATATTTAATGACATTTCAAAACTTTTTAATGCGTGTCCCAAAATGGAATGCCGCAATTATAGAACAAGAGGCAACACGCATTGTGGAACGAAGCGGGTGCGGTCACATTGAAGAGCTTATTACGTGTGTCCACATTGTTCAGCTTAAAATGCTCACGTGCATGCGAGCCGGAAGTAAACAAAAAAAAATCGATATCGCTATACCGAAACTGTCTGATTTTATTCATAAGGTTTACATTAATTCTGCTAGAAAAGTATACTCCAATGTGTTTTTATTTGAAAAAAGCAAACAGCATTTGCAAATCCAAAAACACAATCGTCAACTTGAAATCATTGTTAAAGAGTGTATTCTAAACACGGTGCGGGAAAGCATCCCTATAGAGCATTTGTTGAAAGTCTACATGGAAGATGAATTTATTGAAGAGGACACGGAAGTGATTGACACGGAAGAAATTATATCACAGGACCCGGTAACTGAAGAACAAGAAGAAGAAGAACACGAAGCAATGCAGCAAGAACAAGAGCAAGAAGCTGCTGCTGTTGAAAACAATGTCATTGCGGAAGCAGAAAATAATGTCACAAAGCGCCAAACAATTACTTTTGATGACATTGATAGAGTAAGAGTTTTAGGTTCTGACGCAGAACAACATGCAGAAGAATTCGTAAATGCTCCGAAAACTTTAGAGAGATTGGAAGAAATAAGCATTCGAAATTTTGCAAAACGCAAAGAAGAAGAGGATGGTTATGATGATGATGATGAAACCGAGGACACGCTGCGTATCGGTGACCCTGTAAATCTCGGAGATTTAGACATTGATGAATTTTCATTTGATTCGTAAAAAAAATAATTAATATATGAATTTATAGAGTATAAAAGCAATAATGGATAATATATTTGTAGTTGGATGTGTTATATCTACCGTCTTTTTTTTAGCAAAATTTTTAGAAATGCGATTTTCTGTTGAAGAACCCAGACCTATCAAATACTTGATGCGCGACACTGTGGTTGTTTATGCCAGCTGTATTATCGGTTACTATTTGCTCCTCCAATTTCAATCAGAAGTTTCAAGCGGCGGCGGACACATCGAAGTGTTTACTGACAATCCCGGTTTCTAAATAAGATGGATGACAGTCACGGTAACAGTCACACACACAAACAGTCACACAACCACTTGTAATCTGTTTTACATATTATTGAGAGCGTGAAACAATTTAAGTTTTAGTCTTGCAGCATTTTCATTAAAACTTAAAATACGAGAATTATTTGTGTGGTATATTGAGCCAATTTTGTCATTTATCATTATCAATTTGTAGTTATCATTTTTCCAGTTTGTGAAACTTCTAAGCAACTTTTTAAAAATCTTATTGATAAATTGAATTGACAATTCTTCATCTGTCAGTTTCGTCCAATTTTTAGAAATGTATATCAAAATATCACTTTTTGACCCCTTTAATGAACAAATAGGAATGTGCTCAAATGATTTTTTTTTCAAATCGTCCACAATGAAACAGCAGACCCATTCACAAATGTCTTTTGATTTGAATAGCTTTTCCAAATCGTCACTATTTATTTCCAATGTGTCTACCCATTCCGCAAAATCGCAGCTGCATGCCCCACTCCCACTCCCACTTTGTGACTGTTGCTCTTGCTGATGTGGCGTTCGCTGGTCTGATTTTTTGATATAATACTCAAATTGTGTTTTTAAATCTGCCAGCTCTTTTTTAAGATACAAAATATCGTCTTTTAAATTACTTATCTCAACATCACGCGCATCCTCCTCTTTCTCATCACTTGGAACAGTTGGCACAGTTGGCACAGGTTTCGGTTTTGGTATTATTTTAATCCTTTTCATAACATGACATCGCCTATAAATAACTGTGTAAACGTTCAATTCAAAAATCAATTTTAATACAAATACAAATCAAATATAAAAATTTTAAAATAAAATATATTATTATATTATTTACATATTTACATTATACATACACATACCAAATTTATATATAAAAAATGAATCGAATGTTATTAGTCGTTATTTTTTTCATCGTATTTGTTATTTTAGAAGCACTGGTTTATTATATATATAAAAATAAAGAAATCATAAAAGAATCATTTATTGAATCGTATCAGGGCTCGGATGTAAATTATGAAAGTTGTATAAAAAGCGGATATCCACAAACATGGTGTTTGAGTATTCAAGACCCATACAGCATTGTAGACCCTGATTCCACATTGGATAAATGTATTGTTGATGAAAACCCAAAGACTAGAAGAGAGAAGAGAGAATAAATCGTTATAAAATATATTAAAACAATATAAACCAAAATTTCATATATTATAAAGAATTATAAAAAATAAACATTATGAAAAAAAAAATTATTAGTGCCATTACATCAGAATCACAACCTATTTGCGAAACAACAAATATTTCCGCTTGTGATACAACTGTTCCTGAAAGCAGCGTCATCGATACAAGCAATGCACTTTTTATTGAAAATGCAGAACCACCTGTTGTTGAAAAAAAAAAGAGAGGAAGAAAAAAACTAATAAAACCAGATTTGTTAAATAATAAAAATGAAGTTATTTCTACCGATAATGTAAGTAATACAGACCCAACCGCTCCTCCACCCGTTGTTGTCCACAAAAAAAGAGGAAGAAAACCTAGAGGAGGTAAAATAATACAAGAAACTCTTGTGCATAATAATAATGTCCCTGAGCTGCCAAATATCATATTGCATTTAAAGTGCGTAACATCGGATTTAAATGCTTCAAATAGCGGCGGGTTTTCAGACACGGTAGTAGCAGTAAAACATGACAATGAAATCATGTGCTATAACGACCAAACAGTGTGTGGGTCAGAGGTTTGTAATTATTCTGATTCATCGACAGATTCTGTTGATTCGGATTCACCCGTTATGCAAACAATCAACGATTATGAAACTAGTAACAATAAACCAAATACACTCTATGACCCCTCCACATTTTCTAACTGTTGTTCGACAGAATCTTCAACGTGTGATGCATTGTCATCAACACAATTATTCAATGATTGGAAAGATAAACATAAACACAATTATCAATATGATGATTCAATGGGAGCAGATTCTGACAATAATGCAACAATGAAGGATATTTGGAAGAAAATATCTCAACTAAAAATAAATTATAACAAAAATGATACATTTCAAATTATTGGGTCGCATCGTTCAGCGTGTTTTTGGTGCACGTGCGATTTTGACACACCTGCAATTTATATTCCCAAATTGATGGTGAAAGATACTTGCAACGTTTACGGATGTTTTTGTCATCCAGAATGTGCCGTCGCATTTCTTATGAATGAAAATATTGACACATCCACAAAATTTGAACGCTATCATCTCTTGAATTCAATGTATGGTCCTATATATAATTATGATAAAAGCATCAAACCTGCACCAAATCCTTACTATTTACTCAATAAGTTTTATGGAAACCTAAGCATTGTGGAATATCGTAAATTATTTAAAAGCGAACAGCTCATTTATATGGTTAATAAACCGCTCACCCATATCTTGCCCGAACTTTATGAAGATAATAATGACTTTTTGGTCGGAAATAAAATAATTCAAAACAATAATATTCGTAAAAATCAATTGAAAAAAAAATCAAATAAAACGAATATTATCAATGAAGTATTTGGTGTAAAATAAGTAATTGAAATAATTTTGAATTATAAAATGAATTCAAAATTATTGTTGTATTCTTTCAGTCAATCTTTTCTTTTACAATAAAATTCATGTTTTTTGTGCAATTTCCATAATTTTCACAAGTATTGGTATCGGCATTACAGTCAATGAGATTTGCACTTTCATTATTGCATTTTTCTACGCAATTGTTATTATTAACGCATGGTTTTGAATTCTCTGCAGCCTGTTTGCGCTTCAAAAGTTCATTCATCTCTTCAACCTTTTTAGCTTTTTCTTGTTGCATTCGGTAATTATTTGAGCCCTTGTCCATAATATCACGGATTACAGTATACACTTTTTGATTTTTTGTTTTCTTCAAGTTCTGGTCTTCCTTTGGCGTAATGCCTAGGTAATCGCTTACAACTTTCACAACATCATTGCCACATGCTTCTAGTTTTTCAAGTGCTTCGCGTTCATCATAATTTGTTTGAGAGACAATAAATTGAATTTGCTGTTTTCGTCTGTACTCCAATTTCTGTTTTACTGTCTCCATTAGTCTGGTATTCAAGTCTACTTGGTCCTCATAGTTCATTGTATATCTATGTTGATTTCGCTATCAATATATATATACTCATTAAATATTTTCTAAATCATATTAAACGAATATTTATATTAACATATAAAACGGAACGAAAACAACGCAGGAACACACAATTGAAAAGAATGGAAACCCAAAGAAATCAAGAAGACCAAGAAAAAATAACAACAACTGTCGACGTTCGTGGTATTAAATTTGATATTTCGTCTGTTTTGAACGATGTGACAAATTCTATAAAAAATAATTTGAAAACATCATTTGATGACGTATTCAAAGATTATGAATTGTACAAGTCTACGCATGATGCATTACTTCAAATTCCGTTTATCAAAGATTTATATAATAAAAATTCGGAATTATCTTTGCAAGTAAAAATATTAAAACAGCAAGAGCACCTGGAAGAAGAACCAGAAGCATCGGAACATGAGGAGGAAGAACAAGAACCATCAATTACATTGAATATTCAGGAATCCTTCGTTCAAAATAATAATAGTACGAATCATGATAATGATAATAATAGTTCCCATGAATCATCGTCATTGTATGCTGATTTTTCAAAAATAAACAAAAAATTTGAAATTGAAGCTTCATCTGAGGAAGAAGAAGCGGAAAATGAATCTGAAGAAGCTGATGAAGCCGAAGAAGATTCCGAGGAAGCTCAGAATGAATCTGAGGAAGCTGAGGATGAATCTCAGGAAGCAGAAGAAGAATCTGAAGAAGAAGAATCTGAAGAAGAAGAAGCTGAAGAAGAAGAAGCTCAGGAAGAATCTGAGGAAGAATCTGAGGAAGAATCTGAGGCTCAGGATGAATCTGAGGAAGCGGAAGATGAATCTGAGGAAGCCGAAGAAAATTCCGAGGAAGCTCAGGATGAATCTGAGGAAGCCGAAGAAAATTCCGAGGAAGCTGAGGAAGAAGTTGAGGAAGCCGAAGAAGAAGCTGAGGAAGCTGAAGAACAAGCTGAGGAAGCTGAAGAACAAGCTGAGGAAGCTGAAGAACAAGCTGAGGAAGCTGAAGAACAAGCTGAGGATAAAGCCGAAGAACAAGCTGAGGATAAAGCCGAAGAACAAGCTCAGGAAGAAGCTCCTCAAGAAGAAGCCGAAGAAGAAGAAGAAGAGGAAGTTTTTGAAATTGTTATAAAAAATGTAACATATTACACAACAAATCAAGAAAATGGCGACATTTATTCTTGCGTAAATGACGAAGTTGGAGAAATTGTTGGAAAATTTAAAAATGGAAAACCTTCTTTTTTGAAACGCAAATAATAAATAAATAGCATTACCCTTATCCTTTCATTCAAATGAGGATGAAGATTATTCTATTATAATTAGGGGCGAAACTCGCCAACTTATTTTTTTATTATTTTGTTGAGTATATTTTATATATTATATATATAATATATAATAATACACTTATCAACAAAAATGATTTTCCAATATATTTGTCCACCAGCATCATTATATTTAGCCTTTTCAATTATTCAAATACTTATTGATATGTTTAGAGGCGAAATGGATACTGCATTTTTGAAATTTCTTGTAATGATAATCTTTACAATTGCACTGAATATGTTGTGCGCATCAGGACTCGGAATTATATCATGGTTCATTGTATTCATACCATTTATTTTAATGACATACATTACAACCATTCTTGTTTTTGTATTCGGAATTCCAAAAACGTCAGATTTAAGACCTGAACGGGAACGACGACCTGAACGGGAACGACGACCTGAACGCAAGCCTCGTAATGAGCACAACCGCGACTGGTGGAGGAAACATCATGAACACATCGGCGGTTGCGCCGGAACGCGTTTCGGATGTTGCGACGACGGAGAAACCGCGAAAAAAAATTATCAAGGTTCAAATTGTCCATCATCTCCTCGCCCTCATCATCATAAAGATATCATTGGCGGATGCGCCGGAACGCGTTTCGGATGTTGCCCCGACAATAAAACCGCAAAAAAAGACAAAATAGGAAACAATTGTTGCGATACATCGAAATACGGATGTTGTAATGATGGCATCTCAAAACAACCGTGTCCCAGTGGAACATCTCTTGTGTTAGACCCTGAACAATCATTATCTCCAGAAAAACTTGCCGGCGGCTGTGCAAAAAAAAAATACGGCTGCTGTTCTGATGGAAGTGCTGCAGTGGCAAAAGCGTGCGGAGTTTTGAATCCGGTAATATAAAAAAAACTAATTTAGACAAATTCCATATTTACAAATTGTCCATACATTCTTTTCATATGTGCGTCCCCACATTTTGTAAATATATTATTATTTATGTAAATCACATAAACATTATTATATTATATTACTATATATTATATTTTTTACATAATCACACACATACTTGTTTGTTAACATGGTCATCGTTCAATATGATTTCAATAACGAATGCGGAGAGACAAACGTCGCAGCATCTGAAGGAAATATTAGATTCATGTTCGCTCTAACTGCAGGTTATATGATTTATTATTTCGTAAAAAGTAATGCATTCCCTGAAACAATGATGCGATTCACTTATAGAACTGTTTATTTATATACCAAAGTAAACGCAGTATATAAAAAATTGACAACTCGCTTTCACAATATGGTGAATCGTGGTACTACTATTAATAATACTGCCGATGAATCGTCTACAGAATCATTTACGGATTATGAAATTAGAATAATCAAAAATGGAATAAAATGCGAACAGTTTGAAACAATGGACATATTCAAAGAATCAAATTATTTAGGAAATCCAAATGACTATTGTGACTCTCAAGATGAAGAGGAATCGCAGTCACAATCTTCTTCAACTAACGAAAGCTGTGAAATTTGCGATGTCTCTGATTCTCAAGAAGGACACGAAACCAATGAAATGAATGAGAATGTGGATGAAAATCAAACACAAGACACACAAGACCGAGAGAATGCAAATACTTCCATTACCACCACCACTACCACTGAAATACACGGAAAAAATGAACAATTATTCATTATGAAACATAACAAACTAAATAATACAATTCGATTCATACCATACGATTTTGTAATGCAAACACAGTTTTCTAACCATGCCAAAAAGTGCACCGACAACAGTTATAATAAATTAAATAAAAATTATACGAAATTGTACAGACAATTTACAGAAAATGATTATTCATTTTCATCAAAAGACCTCGTAATTTCAAACATGACAATGATTGCCTGTTCACTCGAATTGAACGGTAAAACATATGAAATTGATATTTCTTTTCCTTATAATTTCAACGTCGTTGGAAACGTTATACTAGATTACACGTTTTTATCATGGTACATGTTGAAACAATACGATGTTGCACCTTTCGCCACAGATTGTGACTACACTTTAAGATGCATATCCAATGCTGTTACGACATACAAACTTCGAAAATCCTCTGGATTATTGGTAAATTTGAATGACTATGAAATCATAACTGTGTAAAATAGCAACATTGAGAACTTATTAATATTTTTGAAAATCAATATAAACATAACAAATGATTATATTTATTATGTTTCACATGACATCGTTCGAAGAACACCCATTAACATCCTCGACAAAAGAAGAAGGCGGAAGTTCAAACACAATAAATATAAACAACTCCGACAATTCACATCATTCAGCACCACACAGTTTGTCGGATACGTGGATACTTTGGGCTCATCTTCCACACGATACAGATTGGAGCATCAAAAGTTATACTAAAATTTATGAATTCAATACACTAGAACAAGCAGTGACAATAACCGAAATGCTTCCGCCAAAACTAATTATAAATTGCATGTTGTTTTTGATGCGTAAAGGAATCAATCCGATATGGGAAGACGAGAGAAATAGAAATGGTGGTTGTTTTTCATATAAAATCATTAATAAAGATGTTCCGGGCGCCTGGAAACAAATGTCATACCTGTTAGTTGGAGAGACAATGTCTGACAATGTCAAAATACTACCACATATAAATGGAATCACAATATCTCCAAAAAAGAATTTTTGTATTATGAAAGTATGGGTTGCCAACTGTTTGTTTCAGGATGCAAGCGTTATTCGTGAGGTCGAAGGTGTCAGTTCACACGGCTGTTTGTTCAAACGTCATGTTCCTGAATATTGAGTTCGTTACAATAAAGTAAAAATAGTTTATTGTATTTTGTAATATTTATATGTGCATTTATTCTATACATGCACATATACAACAATATGTTTTTGATGACTTGATAAACAACAACAACGTTATTTATTTATTTTTTGGGTCCTCGAGAACGAAGAGAATAACTGCTCACAACCGGAGAAGCCGCACGACGACTGCGTTTTGCCGTCTTTTTATGACACGCTTGGTCTGCGCATTTTTTAGAACCTTTGGCGCATTTCTTTATTTTTCTATAAGGTTGTTTTCCAACACAACCTGAAATACATTTGCGAGAACCGCGTCTACACCTTGTCTTTGCCATCTTTTTTTCTATTTTATACAATAATTATAGAAAAAATTATATATTTGTAAAATAATTTTATTATATTTGAATACTTATACAAAAGTGCCTAAATATATTCAAATCTGCGTATAAGTATTCAAATACAATAAAAATAAATATGACATATACGCCATAATTATAACAATCAACCATATAGGTATAACTGTTTTATTTCGATAGCCTATTCCAAATTGTCGCATTGTTCCATCTTTGTTGAAAACACAAGTTGGCTTCGCATACACCATTATTCCAAATAATATAACAAATAATAATATTGAAAACAAGGTTATATTTTTTCTAACAAAAATCTTATTCATCCTCTTTTTTTTCTTTTTTTTCCTATTGATTTAAAATTGTTGATTTGATTATTTTTATTTAGATTGGATGGATATATTGCTAATATATCAAAATAAAAAAATGCATAAAATAAACCCCGATAAAAAACATTATTCATTAATTCATTCCAACAAAAACTATATCGCGAAAAATATAAATTGATTTTTAAATACTTATATTCATATTTTTCAGGGTTTCGAAATCAGACGAGGAAGAAGAAGAAGGAATTATCATGAATCTGTTTATTCTCTCATTGTTTCCCCAAGAGGTTGCAAAATATATGATGGATAAGCACATTGTCAAAATCATACTTGAAGCAGTTCAAATGTTGTGTTCTGCGCGCCGCGTTCTTCTTCCGAATGATGAGGAAACAATCAATGCACCGCTCTACAAACTCGCTCACAAAAATCACCCCGTTACCATTTGGTGCAGAACGTCGCGCGAAAACTTTATCTGGACGCTTGACCTTATTGACGAAATGCACAAGGAATGGCGATTTCGCTACAACCACCCGGACACAAAATTTCACAAGTCCTACTTGGTTGCGCAGTATTTACGAGAGCACATTCCCGACGCCGATGTCTTTCCAGAACAACGACTCACGCCGTTTGCGCAGGCAATGCCCGACCAGTACAAACATGAAGATGCTGTCGTTGCATACCGCAACTACTACATGTCGGAAGAAAAACAAAAGATTGCGACATGGAACAAGAAGAGAGAAGCACCCGAATGGTATATCAAAATATAACACAACAATCATAAAATACAAAAAAAAATAAAAAGCAAAAAAAAAATAAAAAAGAAAAAGAATCTTCTTTTTTCAATTTACTTAAATTATTAATCTTTTATTTTTAATATTTTTTTGAATATTTCGATTTCAACCATTTACTCTTCTTCTCTCATTTCTCCACCACCCTCATCTTCATAACTGTCAGGATACATGGCTGCAGAAGTCGCATATTCTTCTTGACCGTCTTCTTCTTGTGTTTCATTCATGACATCATCCGCGTCAATGTCAGGCGCATCTCCCTCATCTTCCACCGCATCCTCGCGAGCCAGCGCCTCGGGGTCATCTGATACCATTGGCAAACCTCTTTCCTTTTTCCTATTATTGATTCTCTCAATGCGCGCCAATTCTTCCGCTTCAAACTCCGGATTGTATATCCTTAAACCCTTGTTCTTTCCAATAGACTGCGTCCCCATCTTGTATTTTTTATGATTCAAATAAATCTGTTTCTGGTCTTCCGACATCTTTTCAACATTTTGAACAATATCGTCTCTCTCTTCATCAATGGAACGCAAATAATTTTCACGAATATTTTCAATATCTTTATTTATCAACTTCTTGTCTTCAACTACCAAGTAAAAATAAGTTTCTAATATTCTGGAAATTTCTTTTTGAATATCAACTTGTTTGCCCGGTTTGCCTTGTGACAACTGTTTTTGTTTTGCAATCTCTGAAAAATGCAAATACGAATCAACTGCAACAAGAAAATAATACTCGTATAATAAAACAGTAATGTGTTTCGCACCATCATAAACCGGCGTGTTTTTTACCACTTCATTCAAAAATAATGTCGACATTTGAACATTTTTCAAAATCGCATTGATTGGTTTCTTGCTTCCAATCGTATAAAACTTGTCTAACTTATTTGTTATTCTCTCGTTCGAAAATTTAACAATGGATTCTGAATCACCGCTAGAAAGTTGCCCGGAAATGTATGGCGGCAAAGACTCCATCTCGGAAACTTGAGAGAGTATAATATTCGGATAAATCTGGGTAATATTTTTTATCGCATTTCTTACAAATTCCATCGACACTTCCAACGTATTATTTTCCCCGTTGAACAATGTATTCTCCATATTGTTGAATAACATTATGCCCCCATTCTTAAAAACGCCTTTATCAACATCTTCAATGCTTCGAAATATCGCGCTTCGAATCGGAGTATTCTTTTTACCCGCGGCAAAATTGAAATACTTTTCCATTTTATCAGTCAATGTTTTCGTATTTTTTTCAATTATTATTTGCAACTCTCTCAAATCTGTTTGTGAGCGATTCTCATTAAAATTCTTCAAAGCGACTATAAATTCATCTGAAAATAATATTTCATTCATGTCCTTCCCCTCACGCAATTTGCTCTTTGAGGATTCTTTTGATTTCGACTTTGATTTTGTCTTTGAATCATCAATCGCTTTTGTCAACATACGGTTCAATTTTTCATTATATGTTCCAACGCCGGATTCATACTGGTACATCGGTTTCATCGTTTGTCCATTTATAATCTGCAACAAATGCTGCAAATCCTTAGTCGTGTATTCAAGATTGTATTCATTTTTTATTTTTTCAATCAACTTTATTTTATCATCATGGCTCATATTTTGCGAATTTTTCAATATATTGAACACTTCTCGATTCTCTCCAAGCGTGTTTTTGAATTTGCAAATTTTATGAATGTCGCCTGACAGTGATGTACCGGCAGCAGTTCCTTTGTTATTTCCATAATTACAATACGTCATGAATGCATTGTATATAGTCGACTCGTCAAAATTCGTAGGAAGGTCTGGAATATTATTCCGCGTGTCTCTCGGGTCCATCATTGTTGACGCTTCACTAAGACTGTAAATATCCATAAGAATTGCACTTGTACAATCCACCATATCACAATAGTTTTTTATATTTGAAACATGACTTACCATGTAATCCAGCACATTATTCATGTTGCCTTCGTGGTCGCGTTCATTACAACACGCGTTTTGAATATAATTCTTGGATAAAAGTTTTGACCTGTCTTTCGTTTGAGATGAAATAACCTCCTGAATAAGTTTTTGAATAATCAACGAAAAATGTATTACTTTTGATTGCAACACTAGTATTTTTTCGGTTTGTAAACTACTTCCATTTTTCAAATTTCGTTTCAAATCGTCACAATATGTTTTTGTTACGGGCAATGGTGTGGAAACAATAAACACGGAAGGGTCAATTAACAGCGGACGAAAGTGCGACGATGCAACATTTATTTTGATACCCGATTTTGAAGACAATAATTTCCTTTGTTCTTTTAATGCGTCATATTCACGCTTCTTATCAAAACGTGCCTGAATCTGCGGCTGATTTATTATTTTTGTTTTTATAAGATTAAATAAAGTGTCTCTCATTTTATCCTGGTTAATCTTTTTTATTGAATTCCAAGGAACATAGTCGCTCTTTACTTTTTGAGAGATGCATGCCATATAAATAACAAATGATAAGTCAGTCTCGTCAAGAGTAAACGGATACCCGCCGAATGATTTTACACAATTCGGAAATGTTGTTTTACTTTTTATCTGCGGAATGGACGTCTGTATCACAATTATAATCAATGCCATGGAATAAAAAATTAAATACTGGTTAAACGTCTTCTCATATGCCTCATAATCAACCGTCATCTTTTTATCCAACTCATACTGCTCTTTTGTCTTCTTCTTAGGAAGAAGTAATTGAACCGTTTCTATAATATATCGTTTTTCTTTACTTTTAAAAAGAACAGACAATGAATTCTCATAATGGTTAACAATAGTATTCAAACTCTTCATTGTTTCGTTATCACCATCTTCATCTTCTCTCTCGCCTTCATCTTCACTTTCATCTTCTTCGCCTTCATACTCTTCTTCTTCATCATCCTTCTCTTCTTCTTTTCCCTCTTCTTCGCCTTCAACCTTGCGTTTATCGGATTTAATATTTGCATCAATGATTTCACCCGAGTTCACTGCAGAAAGGTCTGACGCATTCTCTTCTTCGCTGCGAATCAAATTGACTGCAGATTCAGAAAATTCGCCGCCGCCGCCACCGCCACCGCCACCGCCACCACCACCGCCACCAATTTCTTCTTCTTCAAGCAACCAATCTTCCGATACTAGCGCAATTTTTGAAATAGTGTAACCACTGTATTTATCAACAATTTGGTCACCTTCACGTTTGCCATTTGTTCGTTCAATTTGCGAAAGCGCCGTGACATATTTTGACGACTTGGGGTCTTGTGGATTGTAATTCCGAGCAAGCTCATATAAAAATGTGGGTAATAAACGAACGCCAGGAACACCACACGATTTGCAATAATACCAACGAAAATCCTCGTCTGGAAGCGCATCTCTTACAAATAATTCGCTATTTACAAAATCAAGAATGCATTGATATTTTTTGGCAACGTCATCAATGCCCAAAATGCAATCAACAATTTCCTGATAAGGCGACCTTACAATTGTTATAACCTTTTTCTTATGTTCTTGACTTAGGAGATACTTCTTCTGATTGTATTTCAATATTTCCAAAACCTTCAACTTTAAAAGAAGTTTTATGTTTTTAAAATCTCGTAGAAATGTCTCATCAATGTCCTTTTTTTTACTTTCACTTTTTGAATCAAATTCATCTATAATTTTACTTGTCAAATCATTCAACAACAACGATTCTGACATGGTCTTGTCTAAACATTTTTGATTCATTGAAAAACAAAGCGGTTTAGGATTTGTTTCTGACGGAATATTGCAAAAATATGATGGGTCATCCACTTGCACATTTTGAAGTTCAGGGTCTTTATCAATAATCCATTCGTTATTTTTTCTAACATAATAGTCGTATCGCGTTGAACCGTCGTCTTGGTCGACAATTTTCAATGCCGCATAGTCGCCATCTTTTACAACGCGTTTCCCTGTTGAATCATATTTTGAATCAAACAAAATATCAGTTGTTTTTCCATTGTCTACTTCTAAAGCACCCATCGACAAATAGACTCTGCTCAAATGAATCTCGCGTTTTTTGCACGTTTTTGAATCAGCGCCAGATGACTCTTTCAACATTTGTTGCTTCAAATCTTGCTGTTCTCGTCTCAATATAGAATCCATCTCTGAAGATGTCAAATCAGAATTCTCAACTGCCATTGTGTCCATAAATAATCGCGCAAAATCAACATCAATCATCAATTTCAAAATTTCGGATGATGATAAATATCCACCCCCGCTTCCTCCGCTCTCTTCATTCAATTTATAAAGTTTGAATATATCATCGAGAGTTGTGGTTTCATCATTCGCCAATACTATTTTCTTGTGCAAATCTTTTGAACGCCGCTTGACTTCGTCGTCGCGATTAAACGCATCATAAAATAATTCCAACGATTCTCGTTTCGTAATTGCATTTTTATCAACAAGCTTTTTAAACTTTGAAGATGACGCCGAAAGTCTTTTCATATATTGAGAAATATTCTTATTCACAAATGCGCGCATTCTCTCATACTGGTGTTCAGTTAAATCTTTATTGTATATCAAAAATGGTTGAAGCGCATACACTACTTCATGCATGGATAAACAGCGACCAAGACGCGATTCCAATGCCGCAAATGCATCTTCATTTGTCGGAACAAACGATTTGATAAATTGATTTATTTTACTCGTAGATTTTGAAATGGATTCATTCGGAGCAAATAATACAGCATCGGAAAATACAATACCGCCTTTGTATTCTACCGGGCGTTCCTCACCTTCATCCCCCTTTTCAGAAACCTTGTCCACATTTATAACCTCGGTGGCAATATTATCTCTGAATTTAATGTCGGAAATCAAATTTGACCACGTTTTCAAATATAATGCATCAATTGATACTCTGTCTGCCAAAAGCGTGTCCGGTAATCCCATTTGCGTCAACGCAACCGCTTCCTTGTTCAGCGTCACAAATGACGTTATAAATGCAGGGTCATCCGGAGTCATGTCAACCCGTTTAACATTATTCGACTTCACATCCTCGAATTCCAGTTTGGTTAACCCCGGATTATATGCGCGGTCAATGTATGTTTGAACCGCTGACGCGACTGTCTTTGTTACCGCCGCCCTTCTTGCTGCCGACGCCGATACAATGGTGTCATTGTTTGTCGAAAGTGTTAAAATACTTTCGCGAACGGGTTTGTTTTGAATAACGTACTTGTTATCTGGATTCTGCTTCGGATTCTCGAATGGAGTCAAATAAGAATTTATATCTTCCATCAATTTCGGATTATAAGGCGCATTTGTTTCCGGGTATATATTTTTCTGTTCTAAAATTTGCTCTTTGAAATCATATATCGCATTTACTGTGTTCACAGAAGCCGCATCATCGCCTGTCACATATAATTTTTTAATATTTTCTACAACAGGCACAACCCACTGCAGCTTTATGTCTAAATTTTGAATGTGCGTCGCACACGGTTTATCGTGCTCGCTCAAAGCTTTCGGCATTTTCGGAACGCCATTTTTATCAAAGAGAGAATATTCTTTCCTCAGCTGAAAAAAACGCTCAATTCCTCGATGAATTCTATTCATCTCTGCATCCGTTCGTTTGCTTTTTGGAATTGATGAAATAATATTTTCCAACAAGTCATCATATTGTTTCGTTTCGGACACAATCCGTTGAGACGTCGGAACCTCGTACATTATGCTCGCAAATATTTTATTCCCTTCATCTAGCGCGTCGGCTAAATCAAGCTCGATGCCCGATTCTTCTTCTTCGTAACCTTCTTCATTTTCCGGTTCTTGCACAACAACATTGGCTGCTGCTGCTGCTGGTTTAAATTCAATTACTTTAATTCTTTGTATCCATGGAGGTAACCCGCTGCAACCAAAATTTATAAAAATACTTTCTTGAAACTCGTGTGGAATGTTTTTTACTTCTTTGCCCAAATCATCGAGCAATAGTTTTACTTCAATTACATCTTGCGTTGTGTCAACATCTACTATTTTACACATAATAAAAAGAGGTCCGTCATCTTCTGAGGACGACGAGGACGAGGACGCCAACTCGATTGAAAGTGTCATATCAATCTTGAAACCCGATTGTTCAACGTATTTGTGACTGGACTTTCTTTTAACAATCTGAATCTCCGATACTTCTTCATCTTCAATTTTTTGTATTTTATCATTTTGTATTTTAACATTTTCTACTTGTTGTGTTCTTTTATTATTCAATTTCAACAAACCAGAATCTATATATACTATCTCATACACGTTGTTTTGCAATTTAGAGTCGGGCACATTTGCATTTATTTTAATTTCATCTCCAAGAAATAATTTATTTTTATCACCTCTATCTAATTCTTCTTTTTCCTTTTCTTGACCTTTTATGTTACTCATGGAAATTATACTAATATATAATACTATATATAGTATAATAGTTAGAGAAAATTCTATAATCTTTACACTATTATTAATTTACCAAATTTAAAATATTATATTCAACATTCAATAATGAAGAATACAAAAGTTGTTAAATGTTTTATATTTTATTTAATGAATATAAAGAATACACAACTATTAACATATATAGAGTAATATATAGCAACGTAGCAGCAAAGCATGTCATCAAACCAAGAACAACCGTCCAGAGCGCATTATCAATTTTGTTTGAATTCTTTACCTGACATTATCGACAACGTCAATACAAATTCGTGTATAAAATGTAAAAAAGTATCTACTGCAGATTCATCATATTATTTGATTAATTATGACAAAAAAACAATGCGTAAAAATAAAAATACTGATGATGATGCAAAATATTTTCGGTCAGTTGTTTTGAACGAAGACCGAAAAGTTATTGGATTTTCTCCGCCAATGTGCGAACCAAAACATGTTATGAATGTCATTGATTTTCCAAATGTTCAATTTGCCGAAGAATTTGTGGAAGGAACCATGGTAAATGTATTTTACAATCCCGCAAACGATGTTCAAAGTTGGGTTTTTTCCACTAAAAATACAATTTCGCCTGTTGAAAAACCGGCAGGAAAATGCTTCAGAAGCATGTTTTTGAAAGCGTGCGCAGATGCAAATTTGAATTTTGACGATTTGTCAAAAGAATACGTTTACAGCTTTGTCATGAAACATCCTGACAATGTAATTGTGGCGCCTGTAAAAAACACGTCCCTTTATATTATTGCCATTTATTTAATCAAAAATAGTGATGACTTTACTAGTGCAACCGTATATGAAATGGAGCGGTCGATTACAAAGTGGAGCAATTTTTCGAAAGTGGCGCATCCTGCTCGTTTCGGATTCAAAGGTCAAGATGATTATGATAAAATAGTAAAAACATATGCGTCATCGGATTCATTGTACTACTATCCCGGTGTTATGTTTCGAACGTTTACGGGCGAACGTTTCAAATTGCGCAATCCAAATTATGAAATGGTTAAGAATGCAAAAGGTCCTGGCGCAAGATGTGAGTTGGTATACTTGCATTTGAAACAAATGAATTATTTGAGAAAACATTTTGAAAGATGTCCGGAGGATGAAGTTGCATTTTTTGACTCTCAGTCCAAGTTATACAATTATACTTCCACTTTACACAAGAATTATCTCGATTGTTATATTTATAAAAAAATGTCTTTGAAAGATTTTCCAATGAAATATCGCAACAACATGTACAAACTACACAATGATTATTTAAACGTATTGAAACCTAATGGAAAGCGTGTTACATTGTCACATGCCGTTCAATTTGTAAATTCATTATCTGTTCAATCTCAAGTGTATTTTATCAACCAAAAAGAATCTCACGTGGATGCGGCGGACCCAGACCCTCCTCATCCTTCACTTACGCCTGTCAAATCAGATTCAAATGAGCCAAATGAGCCAATGACGCCGGAATATTCTCCGATGGAAGTCAAGTGTCCAAATGCGCCCTGATTTAAATATATGGTGTAAAAAAAATAAAACGCTATAATTAAATTTAATTATATATATCCAATATTGCAATATTATAATATATATTTTATATATATTATAATTTATTTTTTATCCCCCCAATCATATTACAAGTAAAATGTTTGATAAAATTATTATTTGTTCATTTATATTTTTTCTATTTCTAATAATCATACTGCATTTTACAGGAGGAAGTACTATTTTAGAAGGTCTCGATTCCGATGCGTCATCTGCTGCACCAGCACCAGCACCAGCACCAGCACCAGCACCAGCACCAGCACCAGCACCAGCACCAGCACCAGCACCAGCACCAGCACCAGCACCAGCACCAGCACCAGCACCAGCACCAGTCCCTTCTCCCTCTTCCCCTGTTCCTTCCTCTTCAGATATTGGCGTAACTGTGGGAACATATGGTGCAAAATTAGATGAATTGGAAAAAATAATCAATTCAATGCAATCTAGCGTTTTAGGACTTTTACCAATTGTTACAAAAAATACATCAGATAATGAAAAAAATAGTCAAGCAATACAGGCAATCATTACAAATAAAAATAAAACATAATTTACACTTGACAAAAATAATAATAAAAAATTTTTTATTATAAAAATATTTTTATAATAAAAAAATTTAATATAAATAGAAAATAGAAATGAAACCCGCTTTGAATTTTTCAAACATAATCATATTCATATACATTATTTTTTTTACTGCAATTATTTTAAAAGGTATCACAACAGAATATGTTATTGAGGGAATGTCTTTGAATGAAACTGTGAGCGCAGACCAATTGAGAACAAATTTACTTTCTGGAAAGGTTGCGGCGCTTCAACCCAATTTCGATTCATTAACACAAAATGTTACCAATAATACTTCAAATATAAAAACAACCATGGACACAATAACAACTGTACTCAAACAAAAAGTAAACGATGTAAATAAAAAAGTTGGAAAGGATATTACCGATAAAAATAATGCACCTGCTCCGATTACCGGTACATCATAATAGGTGAGAGACCATCATACGATATATTATCTACTTTTCAAATGTTAATCGACGAACTACAAGTAAGGGAGAATTGCATCTTGCCCTATTTTCTGCTAGTCGCTGACTTCTACGAGGAGGAATGTACTCAGTCAATTCAATGTCATCATGGTGGTGGTGGTGGTGGCAATCGCTGTCGTCATCATCATCATCATCATCGTCACTGCATTCAATCTCATCCTCGTCGCTGTACTCACTGTAATCGCTCTCGGTGCTGTCGTCATCATCATCATCCTCGCTGAATTCACTTTCACTCTCACTGTAATCGCTCTCGTCCATAACGATGCGGTCAATCTGTCTTGAATAATAATCAACAAACTTATTCATTGTAATGATGAACAAGTTTGACAACGCCAAAAGAATCATCACAACGAATCCAACTCCAAGTATACCATCATAAATCTCTTCAACTCTGTTTCCCACCGCCGTTGCTATCGAAATATTGTAGTACTCGTTGTTGTTGTGCATCATTGTTGTCAGGTTGTTTGTTCTCCTTGTAAACTGCACATTCTAGTTTTAGATTTTAATAATTCAATTTATAAATAAATTAAACCTTTAAATAAATGAAAAAAATCATTATAATTGAAATTCTTGAATTTAAAGAAAAAAAACAATAATGTTTTTCATTTTTCAAAAACTTATCATCATTTCTTCAATGTACTCTTTATCATATGCCGCAATATTCGTTGTTCTGTCCCATGTGCTGTATGTCGTAATTATGCGCGAGTCTTCCACTATCAATCCAATGCAGTATTCAATGCAGTGCTCGTCAAATTTGAAAATGGGAGTATACTTTATCAGTCTCATATCTTCGTTATTTTCAAAAACAAGTATCATGTGATAATAGTGTCGCGGCTCTTCGTACGAAACAATGTGAACAACAAACCATATCTGGTCTCGGTAATTGAAACCGCATGTAGACCCTCGAATATAATTAAAAAATCTAGGATAATCTGTATTTTTTTTTACAGAAATGCTTTTCAAAATAGTTGGATTCACTTCGTCAATTTTACATACTTGAAGTGGATTCCAATTATACACAACGCGTTTTTCACCTGCCACATTTGCAAACACCCAATTTTTTTCACATCCAGAATTCAAATTAAATTCAGGCTTTATTTCAAAAGGTTTCAATATGTTGCCATTCCCAGTGTATTTTCCATGAACAACTCCAATGATATTGTTTTCATGCAATCCAACGCCAATAAATGACAATTCAGATGATGCAGCAGAATCATAAAACAATCTCACATCTTCCACTCCTAAATATCGCTTATTAGCGTATTCAATGTCAATTATTTTATCATCATTTTCTTCTATCTTTATAATTTTGAAATCATCATTCAGCTCTATATACTTATTCAATGACACAATATGCGGGTCACAATCTTTGTACCTTCCAGCAGAATCAATCGTATAATTTACCATGCGCACATTCATAATGTATCCACCGCCACCATCTCGTTTTGGAAGAATACTGTTTGAAGACGAGTAAAAACGAACACTTTGTCCATTTATTTCATGGTCTAACGTGAAACTCACATCACATTTTACCGCTGGAATTAATTTTAAATTGTAAAATTTCATATTTTTTAATACGTTTGAAACAAGTAGGCTATTACTGCAATTGTTCAAGACGGAAAAAATTGACTCACTTAATTTTTTTATATTGTTTTTGTCTTCAGTGTAATACGCAATGATTGTGTATTCATAATCACACTTGTATGTGTATACATCATTTTCTAAAAATAAATAATCATCTTTTATTACACTGCACGAATCTATAATATTTTTTGCAATTATATAAAATAAATATGACAAATTATGCTTACTTGTTTCTCTATAATATTTCATAATTTCATATAAATTTTCAACCCGATTTGGTAAAATATTATACGCCATTAGCCATGCATCAAGTGCTTCAGGCATTTTTCCGATATTTTTGTAGCACATTCCAATTTTATAATAAGACTGCCAAATTTCTTGATTCCATCCTCCCAACGCAATTCGTCTCTTGTACATTTCAATTGCTTCATCATTTTTACCCATGTCTTTCAAAGTATTCGCCAAATAAAAATGAGACCTATCATTTTTAGGATTTTCGGTTATTCCTCTCGTTAGCAATTCAACATCACGAGCAAATTTATTACCTTTAGACCCACCGTCCCCAACATCATGAATAAATACCACATTTTTTTCAAGTGTGTTCGCAACAGTATTCTGCGGTAAGTTCATATACTCGTGAGTTAAACCCGTGTAAGAATAACTTCCATTATTTTTTACAATTCTTATATTTTTATAATAAAAATCATTTGACCCCTGTAAGATATAGTAAACATCATGTGTCAACATTTTTTTTGAAAATACATTTTCATTTGGATGAAACACCATATCCGCGTCCAATAACAACACGTAATCAGACATCCCATGGCACGCTTGCAATGAAAAATTGCGATTGTGAGAGAAATCTTTAAACGCTTCAACAACAATCTTTCCAGGAATATTTTTACTTTTAAAATAATCTGTAATTTTACTAACTGTGTTATCTGTCGAACCAGTATCACATATGCAATAACAATCTATCCACTTTATTACAGAATCAAATAATCTGTTTATGATATTACTTTCATTTTTTACAATCATATTTAAACATATTGTCGGGTCCTTGTTCGTCATCGGTTCACAATATTGTGTTAAATTAACACATGAATAAATATTTAAATTCATTTCATTTATCATTTAAGTTAAAAACTACAATTAATTATATTCATAGTTTTTAATAAATGTGTTGTAACTACTGTAACTACTACATGTCATATTTATTTTCTTACAAAAAATTAATTGAATGCGAAAAAAAAGAAACAGATAAAGACAACGTGATTATTAATAATATTAATAATATAGAAGAACAACAACAACAACAACAATCACAACAACAATCACAACAACAACAATCAATGACAGACGCGCAATCACTTACGACATCGACGTTGATGACAAATTCTGATGAATTTAAATTACTTTTTTTAACACAAGAAAAAATATGTTATGAATTGCGCTCTGAAAATACAATTTTAAAAAATCAACTAAAAATGAACATTTCAACAAATAAAAAACAACAACAAGAAATAAAAAAATTAAAACTCAAAATGTGCAAGCTTGAATCAGCAAACACTACATTTGAAAAGGTTATAAGTCATTACATCAGCAACAATAATGTCAATGGTAGCAACAATCACAATAACCTCTCTCTGCCGCCGCCTCCACCCCCACCACCCCCTTTTCCACCTCCACCGCCACCACCCCTTCCTTTGAATACAATTAGTCTTCAACAAAAAAGCGGAAAACCCATGAATACCGTGTTAGAAGAATTTAAATCTAAATTTAAACCGAAAGATTAAATCATATCTTCACCACAGCATACTTCCAATCGTTGTTAGAATAAAGCGCGCACGCCATCATATCAAAATGCGCAATACTCAATTCCGTCTTACACCATTCAATAAATTCTTTCAACGGTGCCCACGTGGATAATTCATTGTCATATGTTTCAACTTGCTCAATTGTGCTTGATGTTATTTGCGCATCCACCATTTTAAATTTTGGAATCCTATAGTTGTGCTGAATAAGTCCAACCGAATTTGCATGAACACCGCTTGACGCCATTCTCTCTTTCAACGTATCGATTGTGTCGGTATAATAGTCAAACGTTATCCCTACTGACAACGCAGGGTCGATTGCCGCAAGTATCGCATCATAATGCGAAACACGCGTGTCAATAAGCAAAATATTTATATTCGCCGTCATTGATTATATATTTATATAAGATAATAATAATATACAATAAAATTATATAAAATAAAATAATAAGATAAAGAAAGATAAATGGACATTTCTTTAAATTCCGTCGATGACGCAACTCTAGAATATATGGTAAATGTCGCACAGTATGAAAGATATCTTCGCAAAAATCATATAGATTATGACACAGGATTCAAGAGAGATTTGAAATTTTATCGAAAAAGAATCATATCTATAACAAAAGACCTTTTCAAAAACGAATTAAAAGATGTCCATTTGAACGGCGCATTCAATATGTACATGAAGGCATGCATCTCTCATTTGAAATTTGAAGACCAAAGCGAAACCATTCAAAAATGTTATGTCTGCATGGGTGTCATGACTGGTGAAGCAGCCGCTCAGCAAGAGCAGCAGCAACAGCACTGCATATGCAATAACGTTGTAACTGATTTTGAAATAAATAAAGCCAATGAACTTTGTTTTAAACCAAAAGAAGTAAAAAAACTCACACTTGATACATATGTTATCAAAAAATCATCATCACAAAAAAAAGAGCCCATTGTTTTCCCGCAACAAATTGCATTCAATCCCAAAGACCCATCATTCAGACACAAGGGATTGAAAAAACAAAAGAAAAAAGAAAAAACATCCAACATTGACGCCGATGCCAGTACAAACAATACCAATGCTGATATCAACTGAAATGAAATTATTTCAGAATAACCAAAATAATTAAAAAAATATAATAATAGATTATTATAAATTAAACATTATAATGCCATCTAACAGAAAACAAAAAAGTATTCGAAGAAAACCAATCATCACAGAAAAGGAATCGAATTCAACCGCTTCATATTTAGATGAATCATTTAAAAAACTTTCATGTGGTCCAACCCAAGAAAAAGATTTCACCTGTTACACCACAAACGCAATTATAAAATTAAGAGATAGTTGGAATGCGCGTCATCCGGACGCAATGATAACTAGCAACGATGTAAAAACAATTTGGGAATCGCTGAAAACATCATTGGGAAGCGTGTGTAACAAGGAATCATGCTGGCTTCGACAGCTTTTTAATGAAGGCGCCTCTGTAACAAAAGATTTATTCAATTACTTTGCGCCTGAAAGTCCGAAAACGTGGAATAAAAATCCAAATGAGTGGTTGTCCAGTGTTGATATTACAAAAGTTATGAAACAGTATGAAGATGCGTTTCCTTTTTTTGAATTCATCGGTCCATCTCCCATTGATTTCGATAAAACTCCAAAGGGCGAGCCATCATGCGTTTACGAAGAGTTGTGCAACTTTGACATAAAAACATACTTGAATCCAAATAACAACAAAAATAAAATTGGAATCATTTTCAATACTGACCCTCATTATTTATCCGGCTCACACTGGATATCTCTCTTCATCAACATCAAGAAACAATTTATCTTCTTCTTCGACAGTACCGGCGACCCGCCATCCAAAGAGATAAATAAATTCGTAAAAAAAATAATGAAACAGGGAAAAGAAATAGGAATCAACTTCAAATATATTGTCAATGATAAACAACACCAAAAAAGCAACACGGAGTGTGGAATTTATTCGCTCTTTATGATTACTAATCTTTTGAAAGAAACCAAAACACCAAACGACTTTTTGTCAAGCATGTTTACAGACAAGGAAATGACACAATTTCGTAAGATTTTCTTTAATCATGAGTCAGTATAATTCAAATTCATTCAACTATTCAATTGGGGACTATTATATTTTTTTATATACAAATAATATAAAAATATAATAATCTAATGTCAAAGTTATTGTATTTCACTTTAGCTGTTGTTGCGTTTATTGCATTTATTGTTTTTATTACAACAAATAATTCAACTATAATTGAGTCTCACCAAGGGCACGGAGGGCGAGGACATCCTCATGGTAGTGGAAGTCGGCACGGGCGCGGATACGGATACGGGTACGGCTATGGCGGCGGCGGCGGATGGGGGGGTGGTGGTTGGTGGAGAAGACAATATGCGCGACCCACATATTATGGCTATGACGGTGTGAATGTAAATTACAACTGTCGAAATGGTTGCGTTAATACTGGAAATGGATGGGGGTGTCAATTTCCTGGATGGAGAGCAAGTGACTGTTGGTTTGCTTCCGACTGTGATGGATGTGGAGGAGGACGGCGAGGTGGGTGGTGGTTTTTTTAGAATCAGCTAATAAGTAGGGTCAAGAGGCGCTCTACCACCAGTTAACAAACTCGTTAAACTATCAAACAAGTCTCTGTTTTCCAACACATAGAAAAGTCCACCACGTCCATTTTGACTACTGTTACACTTACCTGCCAATGAACCTTGTTGGTTCATGTCACCAAATATACAAAGTGGACGCGAAGAGTCTTTAGATATTCCAATTTTAGCATGACTATAGTTGCTTCCTCCTATGCCACCTGTTAATCCAATAACAGTTCCATTCCAAATACCAGTTGTTGCGATGTCAACAGCACCCGGAGTTCCCAATTCCTCTACCCAGCACCCAGGTATTTTACCACCGTTTGTACTGTTAATAGCTGGATGCTCCCACCAACTTGCAACACGTAAATTCAACTGATTGAGTCGCGATGAAACCATTTGCCATGGTGGTACAGCCATGTGACTAGGTTTAGATATAATTTTTATACCACTAGAAAGTGTAACTTCCACAACTTCCACGAGAGTGGTACTTGAAGATGTTTTCCCCAATGTATTTACCAGGTCTTGAATTTCCTTCGGACCACCATTTTTTACAATACTTGGTTGAGACAAATCAGTTGCAATGCTCGCATTATTCAAAGCTTGAAGCACATATTTTACATCACTTTCCGTGAGTTTCAATGAGAAAAAATGCTGACTTACTTTAAGATTGTTATCATTAATATATCCTAATGTGTTTCCATCATTTTTACGCGGATTAGCACTGCTTCCGGAACCCGGCCAAGAAGGAGTTGATACTTGAAGTACCATACCTTCACCTTTGTCATTCCATGCCAACATTCCTTTACTATGCCCCCAAGGAGCATTACGACTTTCAATCGGATTACCGTAAAACTGGTCATTCCAAACCACATAAAAATAACCTTGATTATTGTAAATCTGTCCAAATGTTGCACCAAGAGGGTCGTTTATTGTGGCGCCTAATAATCCTGTTCCTTTGACTAATGAAGGCGATGCACTAGTGGCAAAAACATAATCTTGACTACTATCTCCTTTATAATCTTGTTTTGTTCCACCGAAAATACCAACATGTGGTAAAGAAGTAGTATCACTTGGGAATGTTGCAGCGTTGAATTTATAAGCAAACATCCAGTTTACCCGAGTATTATTATCAGACATCGGGCTGGGAGCGGGAGTAGGCACCGGGACTCCGAGAAAATCATCGTCGTTGTCATCTATCAAGTCATTTGGGGGCGCAGCTGGAGCTGGAGCCAGAATACGATTACGACTACGAGGTTTCCATCTTGTATGATTTTTATAACCTTTATTAATAAAATTCCTATTTTCCGGTATCTTCATTCTTAAATATAAAGTACAATTTATGTATAATTAATATATTATAATTTGTACAATTGTTTTATTTTAGCTTCTCTCTATAAATTAAATATAAGATATTACTATAATCAAAAATATAATCAAATTATGCGTATTCGAAGAACAAAAAAATATGGACAAACGTCTCTTCCTGCACGTTATGTGCCCAAACAGTTATCAAGCAAAGATAAAAAGCGACAACTTGGAATGCTGCTAAAGTCCCGAAAATTATATAAAAGTAACAAATATTATACGCGAAAAAACGTACCCTCTTTCAAAAGCAAAAAATCATCTCATATAGAAAATGCCAAACGAATTTACAATATTGATAATGTTACTCCAAGTAATGAACTAGCACGTAAAACCGGATGCTCTTTAAACGCACTGAAAAAAATCGTGCGTAAAGGCGAAGGTGCATATTATTCTTCCGGTTCACGACCTAACCAAACGCCGCAGTCTTGGGGTCTGGCTCGTTTAGCAAGCTCCATTACCGGCGGAAACGCGTCCGTCGTTGACTATGACATTTTGAAAAATGGATGCAGTCACACTAAAAAAGCATTCTTGTTAGCAAATAAAAAAGTTAAAAACAAATGATAATTCATAATTTATAATAAAATAAATAGATGATACAAATTTACGTTTGAATCGACACCGATGCCAAGGATATTATAAATCGTCTTATTTTCCTTCTATATTCATAATAATCCGGGTCATCCGTGTCTGTTACACTTTCAAGCTGTTTCAAACATTCGTAAAAATGTTTACAACTTTCAACCGTAATTGAACTTGCTCCCTTGTCATAGACCGCATTCATTTCCTTTCGACATGCTTGATGGTATTGTGTGTAGTAATACTCGTAGGATGAAACGGTCAAATAATTCAACACATTACACATGACGCCAATAATATCATCTTTCAACTTTGATAACCTCATCTCCTCGCAATTCAACTCAAACGTTTCCGCTGATTCAACAACACTATTATTATCCATTTTACAATAAGTATTTGAATATTTTGAATATAAATAATGATTTAATTCTAAATCATTATTCTCATTTCACATCATATATATATCATTTATTAATTATTTAATATTATTGGAGCCCAATTTACCTGTGACCACCACCACGACCGCGAGTGCGAGGCGCATCATCCCCGCGCGACCTGAACGACGATGTTGATGGTGCAGCGGCAGCAGATGACGCCGTCCTCCTCAAAACCGGCACATATGCATCACCATCGTCACCATCATCTTCATCATCCCTACCACCCTGCTGTTGCGACGAAGACGACTGGCGCGCGTCATTGCGCGTTTCGCACATCAACTTGCCGCCAAACATTCCCGTCACATTCGTCGCCTGACACGAATGCTGACCGTTTGCAACATTCGACACATCAAACTCCACATACTCACCTTGAACCAAAAACCTGTACTGCTCCTCCTGCACTTTCACATTTGAATGGTGCACGAAAACCTCGCTTCCAACCTTCAGCTCGCCACTTCCACCTCCACGAACCACGGTCAAAAAACCAAAACCGGTCTTCATATTAAACCACTTTACACATCCCGCCATCTTTTGTCCACTAACTCCTGCTGTTGCCATTTTATAACTCGGTGAATTGCTTAACTGCCTTTCTTATCATAATTAGCGACACATCTTTAAGTATCTTTGAATATATAATTTATTGAACAATTCTACTTTCACTTTTTAATAACCCATAACTGCCAATTCTTACAAATCACGGTAAGCTCTTCGTTGTGTCTTTCAATAAATGAATCTATACCGGTCATCGGGCGATGTTTATCATCTCCATCATCGCTCCACCACTCATAATCATCAAAGGCTAATACTCCGCCAGACTTAAGACACAGCCAAAATAGTTCAGCATCTAGAAGAACGCCTGTGGCTGTATGGTCGGCATCGATATAAATAAAATCATAATAGTCACGTCTTGCAATATGAAAAAACTCTATGGTTTTACCTTTGAACTTGGTTACATTCTGGTAATACTTCAACTTGCTGTCATACATTTGCTCAACCTCATTAAAATCCATCATGTGATGAGCTTTTTCGTCAGAACCTTTCCATGTATCTACATCCGTTAGATGAGAGCCTTCTTTCGTAAGAACATTCTCAAGCATCCACACGCTAGCATCTCCAGTAAATGCGCCTAGTTGCAAAAACTTCAAATCTGACTTGTTATTTAGCCTAAGCAAAAAATCTTCAAAATTTTTTTGTGCCGTCATCTTAAACCAGTTAGGAAACTCTTTTGGTATACCCGATTCAATTTTCAACCTTTCAATCATTCCACATTTTTCATATTTATTTATTACATCGTCATGTTTGAATAAGGGATAATTATTGGCAACAAGAAAATATATATATTCTTGAAATAATAAATAAAATACAGATTTATCTTCTTCGTTCAAATGATTAATAAAAAATTGTAAGTTATACAATAAATTGCCTACAAACCATTCATTAAAACACTTGTATTTTTTCGTAAAAATAATTCTATACATGTGTATTCCTGTTTGATAATCACGCATCTTATCAGAAACAATGATAACATAATAAGGCAAATAAAATTCAGATATACTTTCATTTAAAAATAATTTACAATTCAATCCATTTTTCAAATAAGAGTTTGTATAAAAATCACGCAACACGCCATAGTATCCGTATGCAACATTGTGCAAACCGGAACCAGAATAATATTTTATAAGCTCATAATAACACTCCGCTCTCTCCTTGTCATACTGAGATGACTTGACAAGATAAAAAAAACCCGCTTCTTTATTATTAATTTTTTCATAACATGTAAAAAGCCTCAAACAAGACACATATTTCTCTTGAGACCAGCCATTATTTTCAAGTGTCTTTTTATACCATGTAATTGCATGCTCATATTTATTACAATCGTAATAACTATTTGCGCAATAAAAACCATACCTATTGTATATCTCGTCTTTTGCATCAACAGCATCTTTATACGCCTTCTCTAATATATTCGCATCTTTCAAATACTTATTACTGTCAAAGTTTCTACTTCCGCTTCTACCAGACACAACATAATAGGTTCCTTTTATAACTTCTGTACTTGCGTCATCAATTCTAGAATCAGCAGAACAAATGGTTTCATGCAACACGCCGAAATATTTCCACCGCTTATGATTATTCATAATTTGCGGTCGCGTGTAACTTCCAAATTGAAAACTATAAGAATCCCTTGTTAATTTTGGCAACACAAATTCGCCGCATATTTCATCATCCGCGTCAAATATTAACAAGTACTTGCTTTTTCCGAAAGCATACTCCAATGCCTTATTCCGATTGTGAGAAAAATCAACCCACTCATCTTCATATAATTCGCCCGGAATCCCAACTTCTTTGAAAAACTCAGTAATTATTTCCTTTGTTTTATCTGTTGAGCCCGTATCCGATATAACCCAGTAATCAAATTTAATTTTTTTCAGCAGTTTAGTCAACGTGTCTTTTATGATGTGAGACTCATTCTTCACAATCATGTTTAAACATAGTGCAAATTCTTTCTCTTGCACTTCTTGTTGTTGTTCTAAAACCATATTTATTTATTTATAAACTTTATTTTGTTATTTTTAAGTAATAATAATTTAAATTATTATTATTTATTTATTTATTTAAATTAGGTCCACATCTTCTGACAAAGGAGGGGTCTAAGGGGCGCCGTGCTTGACACCATGGGTTCCCCCTACTTAAATATACATGGTTTTGATATACGTTTTATCATCTACTACATTTGAATTTTTTATGAATAATTGAATGCCATCCTTTATATCTGCTTTTGATATACATCTTTTTATTTTACTTTTTCCTGCTAATAAATTTTTAGAATGCGCAATCTTGCACTTTACAAATAGCAACTCCATGTCACCACCATGATGTTTGAAATAAGCAGAATGCTCTTTTATAAATTCCTCATTTATTGCACCTTCTTCGACAAACCAACCGCCATCAAGCGATTTTTTAATAAATATTTGCACCATTTCTTGCGGCGAATAAGGCTCCATCGTAAAATGAATGCTGAAACGACGCTCCAAACCGTCATTCATTCCAAAAAAATTCCGCTTTAATTCGTCTTTATATCCTGCAATCATCAATATAAAATACTTGTCATCGTCTTCGCGCATTTCAGTCAAGCTTTGGTTAATCAAATCTAAACATTCCTTGCTGTATGAATCTTGCGTATCTTTTCCGCTGCTGTTTCCAATCGAATACGCTTCATCAATAAAAAGAACTCCGCCTCGCACTGACTTTAATACCTCAGCCGTTTTTAAAGATGTTTGCCCTAAATACCCTGCAATTAAGTCTCCTCTACGGACCTTTCTGAAAATTCCATTTTTTAAAACACCCATCTTTAAATATATTTTTGCCAATTTTTGAGCAAACTCCGTCTTGCCAATGCCCGCCTCGCCATAAATTGCTGTATGCAATAAATCATCATTTTTGCGATTTAAACGCATACTATAATACAAAATCAATGTAACAACCTGCCGTTTGAATTCTTCTTGACCAACCATATTATTCAAATCCTCCATCTCCGGAAGCAAATCCCGTATCATTGCCAGGTCAATATTATATTCAATGTGCGGCTCCAACTCAAATTCTGTTCCAACCTTTTTACCAATATTTATCAAATCTATCAAATCATCCACGTCTGCTTCAATATTTATACGAGATTTTATCCTTTGTGGTGGCGGCGCTTGAAAAGTATTCGAAACACCCGGTGCAAACCCAGACAACAATCCTAATCCTCCACCTCCACCATTTGTATTTTGTTGCGGAACAAAAATAGATGACCTGTTATAATGAAATGCGGGGTCATAGTACTTGTATTTATTTTGCTTATAATGTGGATGGATTGGATGGGTTACAACATTCTTTTTTTTATTTTTATCATTATCTGAATTCTTTGACATAATGATTTGAATTGATTTATTATTATTTGTATTATTATATGATATATCAATATAATAATATATTACAATGAAATGAAATAGAATGAAATAAATTTTTATTTTGTTTTTATTTCATTTCATTTACATTTTTCTCTCTTCTCTCTAAAACAAACGCATTAACTTGATTTATAACCATTTTCCTTCATTCGTTAATGTGAACTTCCTTGCCTATCGTCTTTATGATGCGCTTTTCACCAACCTCCGGTATTGGCGTGCAAATGTGATTAAATGTCATTAAAAAATTATCATTCTTAGATGAACTGATTTTTGCAACTTCTGGGTCTGAATCTTTCCATTGCTTCAAGGTTGTAATCTGTTTTTTGGTTATTGCACCAATTGTGTCTTTCAATTTCGAATTACCTTCATCTTTTTCCCACTTTTCTTCGTCTTTAATATACATAATGTCTCTCTTGTTATCCGTACAGTGAATAGGGCGTTTGTAAATGTCCAACTCTTTCAATCCTCTTAAAAAAATATTTCCCACGCTATCTTCCAGCGTCTTCTCTCTTGTAACATTTAAATCGTCTAATGTAATTTTGAGAGAGTTTATGAAATCGCCAATATTAATTGCATCTTTGCATTGTTCATTCAAAAATACATTCAAGTTGAATTTCTGTTTTATATGAGTATTATTATTTGTAATTAAATTGGTATTTCCGCACATCATCGGAATCATATCCACCAGCTGTTTATGATATTGCTCCTGTTGCTCTCTCATGAACTTTTGTTGTTCTTTCATTAGCTCCTTCATTTCGGCATTGTCTCTCATCAAATTTATTATTATGTTGTCTTTGCCGCAGCACAAACGCTGTTTATGTTTCATCAAACCATTTTGCGTTTTGAATATCTTTCCACATTCACATTCGTTGTGTTTGATTATTTTGGTTTCAGGCTTTCCCACCGTGTGTTTCAAATGTTTTTTTGTTCTAACGTGTCGTTTATAATCGCTCTCGAATATACACGAAAAACAGCAAGATTCACACGTATATTGCTTATATTTACAAACATCATCTAATGATAATTTTGGCACATTTGGCATCGATGCAATCAAATTATTAAATTATATTATGATAACAGGGTAAAAATAGAAATGCAAATCCTTTGTGTGTATACAATAACCATATAATATTTCTAAATAGATTGATTTATTTATTTATTATTCTTATTGTTGTCTCTACCAAATTTATCAAATTTATCAAATTTATGTTACAACAACATTTTGACAACACTAAGAAAGACATATTCATATTTTTCATTTGAAATAGTAAATAATCAGTAATTAATCACTATTTCACACATTCATAATTATCCCTTCATTTCGCATTTTTTGTATTTCAAACCACGGAATATCGGTTTTTTGGGGATAATTCTAAAAAAATATAATAAATATCGAATTTATTGAAAATGCAAAAATTACAAAGCATATTGGTAATACAAAATAAACCAATTAATGCGCTCACTGCATAAGTAAGGGGGTCGAAAAATGAGGTCAAAAAAAACGAGCGGAAATGTTATCTGTTTGCTCTCAGATTTTCAAAAAATAAAATGGTCCCACTGCATACACCTAGCAGAAAAAATGGGGGTCAAAAAAAACGAGCGGAAATGTTACCTGTTTGCTCACAAAAAATCAAAAAGTCAAAATGACGTGTGAGCATCGCCCCGCAGAAGCAAAACGGTCCAAAAACGGCACAAAAAAAACGAGCGTTTTTCATTTTGAAAATCGCCAGACCATAGATGCTAACATTTTATGAAAAATACGAAAAAAAGTGCTGATGCTCGTTTTTTTCGGTCCATTTTCTCGTTTTTTTAACTTTTTTGAAAATTGAAAAACTCCAAAAAAATCAAAAAAATCGCATTTTTTACATTTTTTGCTTATGCTCTGGGGCGTTTTTTTCCAAAAAACATTGTTACGCGTTTTGATAACATTACCGAGTATTTTATATTTTTCAAAAAAGGTAAAAAAACGTAAAAAAAAAGTTTGAAAACTTTTTTGAAGAATCAAAAAATGGACAATTATTTTTGTCCACTTTTCATTTTAAAAAAAAAGTTTAAAAAAACAAAAATATTTTCTCTTTTTTTTCAATCCCCAAATTTTGCGTTTTTAGTATTTCAAACTACAAAATATCACTTTTTTGGGGATGTTTTTGTATTTTTTTTGAAAATTTCGAATTTTCAAGACATTGTAATTAATCAATGCATAATGGTCATACAAAACAAACCAGATATTGCGCTCACTGCATAAGTAAGGGGGTCGAAAAATGAGGTCAAAAAAAACGAGCGGAAATGTTATCTGTTTGCTCACGGAATTTTCAAAAATAAAATGGTCCCACTGCATACACCTAGCAGAAAAAATGGGGGTCAAAAAAAACGAGCGGAAACGTTATCTGTTTGCTCACAAAAAAACAAAAAGTCAAAATGACGTGAGAGCATCGCCCCGCAGAAGCAAAACGGTCCAAAAACGGCACAAAAAAAACGAGCGTTTTTCATTTTGAAAATTGCCAGACCATATATGCTTTAAAACTTGAAAAAACACGAAAAAAAGCGCTGATGCTCGTTTTTTTCGGTCCATTTTCTCGTTTTTTTCACTTTTTTGAAAATTGAAAAACTCCAAAAAAATCAAAAAAATCCCAATTTTTTCATTTTTTTCTTATGCTCTGAGGCGTTTTTTTCCAAAAAACATTGTTACGTATTTTGATAACATCGCTGATAAATTTATATTTTTCAAAAAATGTAAAAAAACGTAAAAAAAAAGTTTGAAAACTTTTTTGAAGAATCAAAAAATGGACAATTATTTTTGTCCACTTTTCATTTTAAAAAAAAAGTTTAAAAAACAAAAATATTTTCTCTTTTTTTTCAATCCCCAAAATTCGCGTTTTTAGTATTTCAAACTACAAAATATCACTTTTTTGGGGATGTTTTTGTATTTTTTTGAAATTATCGTCGTTTATATAACTTGCAAAAAAATACAAAGCATATTGGTCATACAAAACAAACCAGATATTGCGCTCACTGCATAAGTAAGGGGGTCGAAAAACGAGGTCAAAAAAAACGAGTGGAAATGTTATCTGTTTGCTCACAGAATTTTCAAAAATAAAATGGTCCCACTGCATACACCTAGCAGAAAAAATGGGGGTCAAAAAAAACGAGCGGAAATGTTACCTGTTTGCTCACATTTTTTTACAAATTCAAAATGACGCGAGAGCATCGCCCCGCAGAAGCAAAACGGTCCAAAAACGGCACAAAAAAAACGAGCGTTTTTCATTTTGAAAATCGCCACATCATAAATGCTTTGTTATTTAAAAAAACATGAAAAAAAGCGCTGATGCTCGTTTTTTTCGGTCCATTTTCTCGTTTTTTTCACTTTTTTGAACAGGACAAAATCCAAAAAATTCAGAAAAATATCCGAAAAATCCCATTTTTTTCATTTTTTGCTTATGCTCTGAGGCATATTTTTCCAATTAACACTGTTACGCATTTTGATAACAATACTAAACATTTTATATTTTTCAAAAAATGTAAAAAAACGTAAAAAAAAGTTTGAAAACTTTTTTTAAGAATCAAAAAATGGACAATTATTTTTGTCCACTTTTCATTTTAAAAAAAAAGTTTAAAAATATATAAAATCTTTTATTTTTTTTAGAGAGATGGAAATAATAAAATATAAAACCAAACAATTATAAATTCTCAATAATGTACGAATATTTTGGAGTTTCGTCGTATGAAATTGTAGATAAGTATTTGAAAACATCCAAATATTCGGGAGGCATATTTGAAAATAATTCTTCTGGTGAAATTGTTTTTTTCATTTGTGCCACTGATTCAGGAGATGCTGCTGCCTTCCATGGAAGGCGTCCCTTTACCAAGTAAACAAGAACATACATGATTGAAATCAAATCGTCTCGTCGACTTGGTTCATTTCCATCATGCACATTTGTGCTGACATAACGAGGCGTTCCAATGATTCCGGATGTGCGTATTCTATTACATCTATGGCTTTTAGTTTTATCATCAATATATGTTCGAGACATTCCAAAATCTATTAAAAATATTTTGTCACTAGTAGTGTTTTCGTTTTTTTCATTTTCATTTGATGAAGTGATTCCAGTCATAAAGTTGGGCGGCTTGATGTCTCTATGAATAAACCCCCTTTCATGAACAGCCTGAATAATTTGAACCATTTGCTTTGCGTAAATTCGAACAATTTCAATTGGAACTGATTTGTTATAGTCACTTGATATTGTTTGCAAGCTTTTCCCCAATAAATCAATCACCATGTACCTGTTGTGGTCTGGAACTCCATAAAACCTTAAATTTGGAATTCCTGGAATGCCTGAAAGTTTCATCAAAACTGCAGCTTCATGAGTTAGTGTGTCAATCTGAGCAGTTGGTTCTAGTTTGATTGCAACCATTTCATTTGTATTGACATTTTTAGCACTAAAAATTAATCCAAATGCGCCGGAACCTATGCGTTTCAACAACTTGTATCTGCCATTAATTAACACCATGCAATATGTTAATGACGTCACGGAAGATGAATGGTTGCTACTATTTTGAACATTCGTTTTTTAATCCTTATTTTTTCAATTTATAAATAACTATTCTTACTCTGATGAAATGAAAATAAAATCATCTATTTATGGTAATTATGGTATATGGTATATATGTATATTATGTATATTATAGATAGTAGGGTAATTTATTTCAATTAAATTATAAATTGAAATAAAATACATAAATAGTTATCTTGTAAGTAAAATAGCTTAGAATTGTCACCCACACGGTTGTTCAAATGTATAAAGTTTCTCAACATCTGCCGCAATCTCCAATGAATAAATGTCAAATACATCAACCGTGCAGACATTACAATATTACAATTCCAAATTCGTTAAACATGTCAGGGACAACACTTACGTCATCCGATGATGATGATATTCATCATTCTCCAAATGCAGAACCAACGTCTTTTGTCTCAATAGACGGAGACTACGATGAGGAGGAAACCCCGAATGTTATCGGATACAGTAGTGGTAGTGGCGATGGCGGGGGAGGTGTTTTTATTGTCAACGTTGGGGTTGCAACAGCGCCTCCTCTAGAAGATGACGAGTATAATGTGACAACATGTGAAGATAATAAATCAACTCCAACAACATTACAACAAACAGAAGAAGAAACATGTATAATATGTTATGAAAAAGTACAAGAGAAAGATGGCAACTTTTATACAAACTTTTGCGACACATGTAAATACACGGTTCATATTCCATGCATTGAAGAATACATTATTCGAAAATTGAGAGATGATGTGCAGACAATGCAGTCGCGTTTCGTAGGAATAAAATGTTTACTTTGTTCAAAGGTGGTAGAGAGCTCAGAACTTACTCAAGAAGAATTTGATGAAATTAATAACAGTGGTAATGGAATGAATGGAATAAATCGTAATAGAATGACGGCTCAACAAAGACGTGATATGGAGCTTCATGAGCACGCATTGCGCATTATGGAAAGACAAATTCGTCGTGATAGGATACATAATAGGAAACGATTTGTATGTCAGGTATGTTTTATTGTATGTTTGATTCTTTGTGCAGGAGGAGTGCTTGCATCAGTGATAACAAAAAATAAATGAAATTTAGAATAGCATGATACATAATGAACTTTACACAATTACACAACTTATACACACGACTCTACATCATTATTGATTTTAAAAATGAACCATTGAATCGTTTATTCATTTCTTGGGCGAGTTCGTCTTGTTTTGCCAAAACAAATGCTCGATGCGTGTTATCTTCTTCTGCGATATATGCATCTGTTTTTTTTTTATTCAAAGAATCTTCATAATTGTAGGTTTTCAAATGCACGTCTCGGAATGTTTGAAGCTCGTTTACATTGTTGAATTTTTTAGAGTTTATGTAGTCTTCATGCGTGACAGGTATGACAGTTTCCGTATGTGCCTTTTTCAAATCTTCATATTGAAGCGAGCTGAATAATCCACTTGAATGTTCTTTCGGCGCGCCCTGTCCTAGCATATAATAATTTTCACCGCCACCGCAAATGTTGGCACATTGCAGTTCACTTTTTGAAACAAGTGACAAATTTGTTCGCAATGTTTGCTTTTGTTTGTCGATTTCAGAAACGCGCTGGTCCCACGAGGACAACGAATTTGCCGAATCTGCGCCGCTGGCATCATGAGAACGAAACCACTCTTCATAACCTTGTTCCTCTTCCATTTGTATTTTGCATTTTTCATAGTGTTCATTGAATAGTTTGTTGAACTCGGTCGAGCTTAGCTGTTTGACCTTGTCCACACACAATTTCATTGAGTCTTCCTCTGGGGCAACTGTTTCTTCAGTGACAAGGTCACTGTAACTTTCCTTTTTGTTTCTATTTTTACCCGTACGAAATGTGAATATTTGATACAATATTTTATAAGCGCTCGTAAAAAATAGAAAATATTCTTTTGGAAGTTTTGATTTGTCTGGATGAGTATGAAGGACCATGAGTTTTGCTGCGCGCAAATCTGATTCTGTAAATACAACCGGTATTTTGAACAAATTTGTAATATCTTCTAAATTATAATTTTGTATGTCCAAGTCTAAATCAACGTAATAATCCATTGTCTAAAAAAAGAATCAAAAGAATTAAAAGAATCAAACAAATATATTGGATATATATTCAATATATTAATTAGTGTATAATATGATTTACATTAATTAATTAATATAATAATAATTGAAATAAATAAAATTGCATTATTTCCGAGACCGATACCGTTTGTTTGACCGAGACCTAGACCGTTTATTTGACTTAGACCGACGCATTTTGTTTGTCTTTGAATAATGAGATTTTCTTTTACCACCATGTAATCTTTCTAAACATAACATACTGGCTAATTGTTTCTGGTCTTCGGTTAAATCAATGTCCATGATTTGTTTTTCAAATTCAAATGGCGTAATTTCATTTTTTCTAAGTTTGTCATACAACATTGCAAACTTAATTAATTTTTCTTGCATTTCGGTGGATTCGGGAGCGGTAACTCTAGCTTTTTCAGTGAGATACACTTTGAATTCATCATCGGCGGCGGTGGCGGCAGCGGCAGCGGCGGCGGCGACTCGAGAAACATTTGATGAGTCGGGGCGAGTTGCATGCATATCGTATTCTTCGCCAGTTAATAACTGATTGTTTTGAAAATTAGCGAATTCACTCATTGTTTTTGTTAATATACTATATACTATACATATATAATAAATTAAATAATATTAAAGATTTAGAAATATTTGTATATATTATTATATACACGGTCAAGGTTGCAATCATATTAGATGTTTTCAATGTTCAAATCTTCAAAATCAGTAATGTCGGCTACGAAAGAATTCAAAGAACGATTGTCTTTAGAAGAAAGAAAAAATCAGTCTAAGAATATATTAACTAAATATCCAACATCGGTTCCTGTATTCATTGATTCATCGAGTATGCACAAACTGATAGATAAACCGAAATTTGTTATACCGCATGGATTTACCATGGGACAACTAATGATGTCCATTCGAGCGCGGATGAAAATGAATGCGTCGACTGCATTATTTGTTTTTATTGACAATCAATTGATTCCTGTTACGACTGTGATTTCTTCCATATACGAGTCACACAAGGACAATGATGGATACTTGTATGTGTGTTGTTCAGAGGAGAACACGTTTGGATAATGTAATGTTTATTTATGTTTAGGATATTTTGAATAAAAATATTAAAAAATATATATATTTTTTAATATTTTTAATATATATAACAGAATTAAAATGGTTATGACAGAATGGATGAAAAGCGTACAAGCTGCGCTTAAAACAATTCCTAAAAATACTCCGAATCGTTTAGGTGAGGCAATGAAAAAAGCAAAACTCACATACAAGAAGAAAGGAAGCTCTTCTTCCGGACCTGTAATGAAAAAAACAATGAGGCGTCGCAGTTCGCACAAGGGGCGCAAGGGGCACAAGGGCAAGGGGCGCAAGGGGTCGCGTAAACATCACAGCCGTCGCCATCGCGGAGGCGCAATGTCAACTCTGAACCCTGCAAAATACGACGGAAAAGATGTTGGCACATCGGGCGCAGACCTTCAACTCGAGGCGACCAATGCGTCAACTTAATAATTCAATTCAGAATCATTCAGAATAAATAATTCATTTATTTATAAATTATTTATTTATAGAATTATATATTTTTTATGTTTACTCCAACTTTTTTAGCGATGTTTTTATTGAAATAATTCAAAAGCAAGTCGGTAAATGTGGTTGTTGAAAGTAAAAATAAAGATGAAGAAAATATTATTTTTTTATCAAATTCAGTCATTTTAACGTTTGAATATGGATTGAACCGAATAATTAAAAAGAAAATAACAAAATATTTCAAGGCGGACTGAATGGTTGGTAAATACTTTGTAACGGAATTGAAATACGTTAAATTCAAGACGACAAGAATGTAGAGCGCATAAAATGTGTACAATAAATAGTCGTAAACATCTTCTATTTTTATGTAAAATGATGACATGATTCAATGTATAATATAATACAATATTATATTATATTTATCAATAATTAGTAAATAAGATTTTTGAAAAATTCCAAAAAAAGTAATGTAACAATATTTTTTATATGTAACTAAATTTTAATGTATCATTTTAAAAATTTTATTGTTCTTGTGTTGGGGGAGGTAGAGGAAGAGGTTCTTCTATTAGCGGTTCTATTGGTTGTTCTGTTAGCGTCGGTTTTTCTACTCTTTTTTTTCTTACAGAGATACGTCCGCCGTTAATAAATTCATGATGAAAATTGAACACTCCTGGCAATACTGAAATCGTATTATCACAATCTAAAAACAATACTTTAGTTTTTTTAAACGTATTGACCAGGTCCATAAATGCCTTGTTACTTCGTTCTGGGTTATCTTGTGGAAGTTCTATTTGTGATATACCGACATATGCAGCAATCAATATAGACTCTGGAATATAGTTAATTATATTTCTTTCAGTCAACACCAGATACCCATGATTAGCTCGGAAAACACTTGTGTAGAAAGGATTATGACTATTTTCTCTTTCAAATGATATATTTCCAAATAATTTGTTAGTTTTTGAGTCTTTTCTGTCGTCTAATGCATTTATTGTTTTGATGCATGTAGGGACACCTGTAAAATTAATGTAGTCATCGTCTATAAAAGCGCCAACAGTCTCAGTCTCACCAGTCTCACCAGGTACACATTCAATTCCCAGTTCTTCAAGAATTGCATCAATAACTTGACCCTTTGTCGTGAGTTTTGGGAAATGAGGGTCTGGATTTGAAACATCATCCTGTCTTATAGATAAAACTTCTCTGATATATGTGTCAGTTTCTGTTAACTGAAACATTCTTTCAATGGCTGTTCTATTTCCAGATGTAATAACAAAAACAGGGATACCTCGTTCGGCACATTCTATTAATATTCTTGCCCATGCTTCAGCGCGGCGTATAGAACCAAAAATGTATCTACGATAAGAATCGAAATCATCATCATTTTTAAAACGCCAAATGTCAGGCATATCGCTCATAAGCATACCTCCTTTTTGATGCCGAATATGCCGTTTATGTTTGTATTTAACATTTTTTTTATTGTTTTCAAGTGTGCTGTAAATTTTAGTTTTTTACTTGACTTTTTATTTTTAATTTTATTTTTACGATAACTGCTGTATTTGTATTTATTTTTCGTATTTTTTGATTTAGACTTTCTAAATATACGTTTCATGAATAATATAATACAATATATATAATAATACAATATTATATAATAGTATAAAAATAAAATAATTATTATTATATTTTTTATCCTACTTTAATTTAGAGAGAATATACTAAAAACATGAGACGTCGTATTCGTCTTAATGCGGAAGATTACAAGAAAATTTTGGAATATTATAAACTAAAAATACCGACAAAATCGACCATAAGTAATTTAAAAAAACGAGCAGAAAAAGCTCTCATTACAAAAATATGCAATTGCACTAAAAAACTAAAAACGCAAGTTGGCGAAACAAAAGCAATTGGCATTTGTGCGGATAGTGTGTTGAAAAAAAAGAAATTAATGTATCACCGTTTTACTTGTAAAAAACCGGCACATTTTATTCCTGTTTCTGCAAATCACAATTCATTGCATAAAACATAAATTTTTTTGTAAATTATATAATGTTCAACTATTGTATAACAATGTCGAAAAATAGAGTGCTTGGAGTGCCAGAATCTTGGTATGTGTCCGGAGGAAATCGTGGATTTTCAGTCCTTACAAGAACAATGCAAAAAACACGCAATAGAAGTTCAGCTTTAGCTTTACCAGCACCGATGGCTTTACCTCCTCCTTCAAATAATACAAATGACGGTGTACTAAATAATGATGATGATGATTTATTATCGTTGGACTTACCAACAGCCGTTACTAATGTTAGTTTCAGCATGGATTCTCATGACCGCTACGCTTATAATTCAGGTGTTTCAGTAACGTTTAGTTTTACTCCGACGACTGCATCCCCGACTTATGTCAAACTGAATTATCCGCCGGGTTTTTTTTCAAACTATCCTACTCCTAGTTGCACAGTTTCTACACAAGGTACTACCATGACACCTGGTGTGCCTGGCAATAGTTCCATCACGTTGTCAGTAACAGGAACCTCACTAGCTGCTGGGTCTCCTGTTACTGTGACTCTAACAGGATGTAAAATGGGTAATTCCATGGCAGATACTAATTCAATAACCGTACAGACGGACAAAGATCCACTTCCGTCCCCAAGTCCTGCTTTGTCGTCTGGTATCATTGAGGATACTCACAAAGCAAAAGCATTCGTAATTACTTGCATCGATTTTCGTTTGATTGATGAAGCTGTCGCATATTTGAATAGTATTAATTTATTAAATGAATACGATGAAATGATTGTAGCTGGCGCATCTTTAGGTTATAATACTAGTTGTAACCTGGTAACAGGAAAAACTTCTACTCTTTGGACAGAATGTGTTGACGATCACATTAATATTTCTTACGCTTTACACCATATCAGTCAAATTATTGTAATTGACCACATGAGCTGTGGAGCTTATAAATACCAATTAAATGGCGAAAAAACGTATACTAATAAATACGATGAAATACGTGCACATGTAAAACAACTAAACGATTTTAGAACAACAATAAATGCAAAATATACAAAAGACAAATCAACTGTAGACACAACGCAAATACCAAAATATGCGGTAAAACTATTATTGATGAGATTAAATGGCACAGTTGATATTAATCCAACATACTGGCAACCGAATCAAGTATCATTCAACCTTAACAAAAACGATGTTGTTGTGATTGGCAGTCAATCATTACCAAATACTATTGGAAATTTGCCGATACCAGAAACCACATTACAGTTATTAAAATATACAGCATACGCCGACAAAGGAAACTACGGAAATTTATTCTCGGTGAAATATGATGAAAATAACGTTTGTTATATTCAAAATGATACAGATATGAAAGCATTCATAAGTGATGAACAATATTATGCAACAAGTGACTATAGTTATAATTTCAAGTTAAATGACTCTTTAGCTTGCATCAACCTAACAGTTACCGCACCATCTGATGAAAATGCTACTTATGTTATATATACATTTAAAAGTGTGGACTATTTTTAATAAAATAATTTAATTACTAATAAAATACATGACAATAAAATAAAATATATTTTATTCATACTGTTATAATTTTATTAATAAAAATTGATAAAATTACATATATATTTCATACTATATATATACAATACACAACTTGACTTGGCAAATAAATAATATGTACACTGAAACATTCAATGACAAGTACACCATTTTGGTTGGAAGAACACAAGAACAGAATCAGGCGCTCGTTTCGCGCACAAAAAAAATGAACCAGAATGCATTGTGGTTTCATGTTGGAAACGGAATGTCAAGTCCGCATGGTGTTTTAATTGACAACACAAAACACACGGCAACGAAATATGACAAGGACGCGATTATACGCGCAGCCGGACTCGTCAAACAATTTTCAAAAGAGTCGATAAAGTCACTTCGTGCAATAACCGTTGAATACATTCCTATAAAATATGTCGAAACAACGGATGTTCCAGGACAAGTTCATCTAAAAAAGAGTCCAAATAAGATTGTAATATAATTGAGACAAGAGACAATGAATGAATGAATGATTGAATTATTTATTTTTAGATAAATAGTCGAATACGGAGAGAATTATCTCTTCTTGATTGCTGAGTTTTTGAAATATAAGCACTTCGTCAAGTTTGAGTTGGAATATTTTTCGAAAACGGTTTCTGCACAATAAATGAACACCGGAACCGAGTATTTTAACTTCGCAAATGAAGCCACCATTTTTTAAAATGATTTCGCCTTCTTTTTCTCCATTTTTAGAAAGAAGCGGAATGTATCGAATAAATGCACCATGTTGGATGTCTTGAAGTTCTTCCACATATCTGTAATCAGCCAATTTGAGCAGAATTGATTCCAAATCATCGTCATTGATGCCAAGGCGCTCCAGAATGTTGTATTTCATATTGTTAATTTTATCATATGTTAATTTTGAAATAGACAAATTTCTGTCATTATCAAGACTGTGCAAAACATCTTCAATGTTCATTTTATCATCATATGAATCTGGTTTTGACATTATTAATTACTTATTTATATCTTATTCAATAAGTATTATTATATAATTATATTTATTTGTTATATAATTATATATATAAAATATACCTTAGAATGACAACAACTACAAATCGTAGGAGAAATAAAAAAGAAGAAATTGTTTCAAGAGCAATTCAAATACTTACGACACATTTAACAGAAACAAATGGATTTCAAAAAATGAAAGACATTGTATGCAACAATGCAAACAATAATCGTGCTGAAAAATCAAACAAAATATTTCATATTATATTCTCACCTGAATCAATTGATGCGTTGATACAAAATATGAAATTGACCAGCACCGCTAAAAGTGGAATTGGAATTTTTAAAGCGAGCAAAAGCGTTTCGTCTTTTTTTTCTAGAAAAACAAAAACTCTTATGCGAAGAAAAACAACGACTAGCAGGTCAAAAGACCCAATAGTAAGCCAGGTGGATTCATATTTGAAGCCTGAATCTCTTCCTATTATTGAAGGCGCAATAGAGCCTCTAATGAAATCGTGCGACAATGTTGCAAATTTTAACAACGGCGTGCAGTCACAATGCATCGAGCCCATTATGAAGCAAATTGTAAATAGTAATCGTGGAGTGAATATTGAGAAATATTTTGATGGCGGTAATCGAAGAAAATATTTCAAAAAGACGTTGCGTCGACGCTACACTCGCGGTCGTCGTTGATTTCATTTGACTATTCCTGTTCCTATTCAACTTGTCTTGGCATCTTCAACAGTTGCATCGTGAGCCTCGGAATCATCGCTTGCCTGCTGAGCCTGAGGTGCCTCGCTTGCCTCAGCCTGAGGTGCTTCGGTAACAGCATCACTCGCAACAACTTCATCATATGGCTGTGCCAATTCATGTTCGATGCTTTTCAAACGTTCTTCTAAATGTTGAATGAAGGTGTACATCTGTTCGCTTTTAACTTCTTGTTCCGATATGCGCCGTTTCAACATTTCATTCTCTTCCTTCAAGGGAATAATGTTTTCTACAATGGATGCAAAATTCGTTGTTGTCATGATGTTATCAACAATACCATTTATGAATACGCCATCGTTCATGAGTTCATTCAAATCTGCTGCTGCACCTGAAGTCGTTGGTGGTTCCGATGTAACAGCTGAATGAAGACCACCGCCACTACCGCTTTCAACAATAACCAGCCGGTCTTCAATTTCTTTCAAGTGGTCAAAACACTCGGTAATACTGAGGTCGTGTTCATTCAATTTATTGTCATGCGTTTGAAACATGATGAGTGGATGAAGCGGAATTCCATAGAGCTGTCCAGCATTTTTATTTGGAGGAGGAAGCGGAGGAAGTGCGCTTTGCGCTTGTTGTTGTATTTTTTGTTGTTGCGGCTGCTGCTGGGGTTGCTGCTGTTGCGGTCTTCTCATTTGTTGCTGTTGCTGTTGTTGCTGTTGTTGCTGAAAAGGACCGGGTCGTTGTTGTTGTGACTGCGGCTGCAACTGTGGAGTCATCATTCTTGGAGGAGGAGCTTGAAGAGGGGGCGGCGCACCATTCATTCTTTGAATAATGCGATTTGCTGGTGGACCGCTTTGTCCACCCATGGTTCCACTATTAGCACTCAACGGATTTGACCTTCGTCGTCTGGCTGCGGACAATGCTGCATTACTACTCATTGTAAATTATTTAAATTATATAATTTATAATCTAAATAATATTTTATTTCTATATTATTTTCGCATTTTCATTTTAATATTATAAAAAAAATAATCTAAATAATCTAAATTAATCATTTTCGAATAAAAAGATTCACATGTTTTTCATTATTTTTCATTATATTTAAATTATTAAATTACTTTCGCTATTGAGTAACAGGAGGAGTAGTAGTTGTTGAACCAATTATGCATACTCTATTATTTTTAACATCTGGCATTAAAATATTACCGTTGGGCATAACCTGCATTCTATAATGATGAGTATATTTCAACGGTGCGCTACCAGTGTTAGGAAAATTGAATAATTCAAACCCAAAATTGTAAATATTTTGAGCATTATTGCTAACAATTTGAATACCCCACGTAGTCGTAGTTCCAACTTTTTGAGTCATAACGGCTATTTTATCAGAGGCATCTAAGGAAATTCCGAATGAACTATTAGCAAGTAACGGAGTTCTATAATTAGTAACGTCTTCTTGAAATGAATTGTTAACTGAATTGAAATTATACTTATAAAAACCACCATTGTTTAAAGTGTAATATAAATTATTATTTCTATCAAAAGCCATTCCCATTATAAAACCCCGTGTTCTTGGTATACCTACCTCATTTTTTTGTGGAGCCGATAAATAGCCTTTATCAAGTGTTTTTGGAGTTATATCATAAGCTTTCATTTTATTTGAACCACCAACGTATCTTTCTGCTAACCACATGTTATTATTTTTATCAAATGCAAAACATCCAACATAAAAATGTGGAAGGGTGTAATCGTCAATTCTGAATTTTCGTATTAAACTATCATTTTCGTCATATTCGTAAAAAAATCCACCTCCACCAGTATATGTATCTGGTTTTTGCGTTAGAGCAAACAATGATGTTCTATTATCAAAAGCAAGACATATACATTCTTCTCCAACTTCGCCTATTGTCCATTGTTTTATAAAATTACCATTAGGGTCATATTTATTAATAACTCTATTTCCCGTGTCAGCAACAAACAAATTACCAGTCACTCCATTTACTGCTACTGCTTGAGGTCTACTAAAACCAGTGATTTCTTTTATTATAGACATATCTGTCGTGTTTATAGTTCCAGCATATTTTACAGCTGATGGTATTTGAACTGTCTGTGCTGGTGTTGTAAATACACCAGATACGACACCCTCTGTCATTGTATTATCTGAACTGTTAAATAAAGAAACCTTGAAGGTGTATGATGTTAAGAAAATTAAATTAGTAAGAAGAATTTTTACAACTTTATTTTTTTCCCACTCTACGATAGTAGTACTTTTTACAGTATTGTCATTAAGTAATTCAACCTTATATTTGTATTGATGTCCTTCTGATGTTTCAGGCATAGTGAAAGATATGTAATTTTCATACGCGGTGTCATCATTACTCTGAAAACCAGTAGTAGTCCATGTTAAATTATTCACATTATATGTTGATAAAGGAACATTTGGTCGTGGACCTGTTGTGCTAACATAACTATCTATTTTAAGCACTCTTACATTACCACTGTTAATACCGGTCATGGTATCATTGTATGGTGCTCCAACAACCATGACTGTTCCATCAGCAGATATGCTGACACTATTTCCAAATTCATCGTTTACACTTTCCCCGACCATATCGGTACCAAGTTTGTTCCATCCGATAGGTCCATTAGAATTGGCTGTTGTTTTTGTTGCATCATATTTGAATACGATTACACGACAACCATTGTTGTTATTATTTTTTGGTGCACTAACTGCCACGATGCTTCCATCTGCAGATATACTAACACTATATCCAAAATTGTCATAACTTGTTTTGCCAACAAGATTGCCACCAAGCTGTGTCCAATTACTTTCGTTATATTTATACACTCTTACAGTACCAATGCTTAAGCCTGGTGCTCCAATTGCAACAACAGTTCCATCTGATGATAAACTAACACTGGAACCACTTTTTTGACCATATGAACCATCAATATCGTTACCAAGTTTGTTCCATCCGATAGGTCCATTAGAATTGGCTGTTGTTTTTGTTGCATCATATTTATAGACTCTTACTTGACCTCTGTCATCATACTTTTGTGTACCATTACCATCATTGAATGGTGCTCCAATTGCAACAATGGTTCCATCTGATGATAAGCTAACACTGTATCCACTTTGGTCACCTGGGTCATCTGTACTTTGACCAGCTTCACCATCAATATCACCACCACGTTGTAACCAATTATTTCCATCATATTTATATACTCGTACATTACCACTATTTGAATTATTACCGTCGTTATAAATTGCACCGATTGCAACAATGGTTCCATCGGCGGATATACTAACACTATATCCACTGTGGTCAAAATAAGCTTCTCCATCAATATCGCTACCAAGTTTGTTCCATCCGATAGGTCCATTAGAATTGGCTGTTGTTTTTGTTGCATCATATTTATAAACTCTTACATGACCTTTCCTACTATCATTTGTATCATTACCATCATTGAATTCTGCTCCAATTGCAACAGTGGTTCCATCTGATGATAAGCTAACACTAAATCCAAAATGGTCCTCTATAGCTTCCCCATCAATTTCACCAATTTGTGTCCAGCTCCAAGTACTTTCATTATATTTATATATTCTAACATAACCTTTAATTCTACCATTACCCCCCATGTCAAACCCTTTTGCACCAACTGCAAACACATTTCCATCGGCGGACATACTAACACTCCATCCACTGTAGTCATAACCATCTTTTCCATCGATGTCTCCGCTGAATCTATACCAATCATTCCCATAATAAAGAGTAGCCGTACCGGTTGTGCCCGTACCGGTTGGACCCGTACCCGTACCGGTTGTACCCGTACCGGTTGTGCCCGTACCCGTACCGGTTGTACCCGTACCGGTTGTGCCCGTACCGGTTGGACCTGTACCCGTACCGGTTGTGCCCGTACCGGTTGGACCCGTACCCGTACCGGTTGTACCCGTACCGGTTGTGCCCGTACCGGTTGTGCCCGTACCGGTTGTGCCCGTACCGGTTGGACCTGTACCCGTACCGGTTGTGCCCGTACCGGTTGGACCCGTACCCGTAACGGTTGTACCCGTACCGGTTGTGCCCGTACCCGTACCGGTTGTGCCCGTACCCGTACCGGTTGTGCCCGTACCGGTTGGACCTGTACCCGTACCGGTTGTGCCCGTACCGGTTGGACCCGTACCCGTACCGGTTGTACCCGTACCGGTTGTGTCCGTACCGGTTGTGTCCGTACCGGTTGTGCCCGTATCCGTACCGGTTGTGCCCGTATCCGTACCGGTTGGACCCGCACCGGTTGGACCCGTATCCGTACCGGTTGGACCCGCACCGGTTGGACCCGTATCCGTACCGGTTGTACCCGTACCGGTTGTACCTGTATTGCCTGTTGGACCCGTATCCGTACCGGTTGTACCTGTATTGCCTGTTGGACCCGTACCGGTTGTACCCGTATTGCCTGTTGGACCCGTATTGCCTGTTGGACCCGTATTGCCTATTGGACCTTGATTTTCAGGTACATTACCGTTTAATGTACCAGCATTATTATATATAGTTCCGGGAAAATTGGTAATTTTGCCGCCGGTATTGTTAATGATGCCTTTATTGTTGTTTGTAAATATGGCGCCACTTAAGTTGCTGATGGTGCCACCAGTTTTGTTGGTAATACCTCCGTTGTTGGTAATAGTGCCACCAGTTTTGTTGGTAATTGTACCTCCGTTGTTTGTGATAATCTTGTTGTTGATAATGGTGCCGTTTCTTTCGTTAATAATGCTTCCACTATTTTCGTTGGTAATGATGCCGTAGTTTATAATGGTTTGCGCACTTTGATTAATAATTGTGCCATTGTTGATGCTAGTACCATAAATAGTAAGTGTATACGTATCAGTTTCCAGAGTTTGTCCCGGTCGAATAATTAGTATTTGATTAGGTAAAATTGTTTTATTAGAAATCATAACCCAAGTATTAGTATTATTACGTTGTATTGCAATTTGACTTAAAAAAATGGCTACGTCAGAAATAAAAGTTTTACCCCAACGTTCCAATTTTTTGAACCCTTTAATTGTAAACCAGTTATTTGGCACCTTATTAGACATATTATATATGTTATAGCATATAAAAATAAAAAAAAAATATAATAAAAAAAAATTTTATGCCACCATTTTCATTTTTACTATATCATGATGTTTATAATTACACACTTCAAAATCATCAAACACATAGTGATTAATATTCTCTCTTTTTATGTTAATTGTCATTGTTGGAAACTCATGTGGTTTTCTCTTCGCCTGTTCTATCAAACTTTCAATGTGGTCGTCGTATATGTGTGCATTCCCTAAATAATATATAAATTCAAACGGTTCCAAATCGCAATGTTTTGCTAAAAGGTGCGTTAAAAAACTATATGAAGCAATGTTGAATGGAACACCTAACCCGACATCTCCGCTGCGCTGAAACATGCAGCATGACAGCTTATTTCCACTCGTGACATTGAATTGTGCCAAAATATGACACGGTGGAAGCGCCATTTCATTCAGCTGGCATGGATTCCATGCAGACATTACCATTCTGCGCGACGTTCGCTGAAGCGGGTCTTTCAACTGTTCTATGATTTGCGCAAGCTGGTCAATACCTTTACCGTCATAATCAGCATCACAAGTTGTATAAGGTGCATTAAAATGACGCCATTGGTGCCCGTATACCGGACCCAAATCATTTTCACGCAAGTGTGTCAGCCCTCTACCATCTAAAAATTCTCGAGATGCATTGTCATTCCAAATTGTTACGCCTTCCTTTTTCAAGTTATCATTACTTGTGTCGCCCCTAATAAACCAAAGCAGCTCTTTCAAACATGTTTTCCATGCAACCCTCTTTGTCGTTAGCAGTGGAATTGTTCCATTTTCTAGTGAAAAATGCATAGCAGCTCCAAATATGCTTTTTGTTAGTCCATTTCGACCCTTTTCCATCGTTCCTTCTTCTAATATATCGGTTATTAAATCTAAATACTGATACTCTTCATGTTTTCCAGCCAAATTCTTTTTTTTACGCAGCATTTTTTATTATTACTAATTGCTTCTTAATGTCAATTGTCGACCAGTTTTTATATTGTTTAGTTTAACAATGTTGAAAATATAAAATAAAAAAGGTGAATTGAATTAAATTATTTAATTGTTTTTTTTTATTTTAATTTCTGTTTATAAATCATATAAGAAAATATAGTACAATGGAAGACGTCGAAGATGCAATATCTGATTCTACTAAAAAAACAGAAGGATTTTTTAAATACGTGTTCAAGATGGGAGATTATGAACAATCTTTTCTTTTGAATATTGTTCAATACACGGTGATGGCGATAGTTCCTGTCATTATCGTTCTTTATATTAACCACTATTACATTCCAGACGTTGACGAAGAAAAGGGCTCCATCGTTATTTTAGCAGAAATGTTTGGACAATTGTTCTTTATTCTGTTTTCATTCTATTTTATCAACCGAATCATTAACTATTTTCCCACATACAGTGGATTGAAATATGGCGATTTTAGCGTTGTTCAGATAATTCTCATACTCTTGTTCATTTTCATTTCCATGTCGAAACACAAGTTGGGCGCGAAAACTCTCATTCTCATCGAAAGGTTTGAAGAAATGGTCGAAGGCAATTCCAGCCTGAAAGAAGGATACAAGGGTAAAAAGGATGAGCAAAAAGGATGTCAGGTTCGAGTCACTCAACCGTTGTCCGGACAAGCCGCATATGCATTGAACGGACCACCGCCTCCACCGCAGCTTTCGGCACAGCGGTCACCTGATTTCAATGCCATGTATCAGGTGCAGCCGAATCCTCTGATTGGAGCGTCAACCCCCGGCATTCCGCCGGGCATGGTTGCAGATTTTGAACCTGCTGCTGCAAACGAACATCTGGGTGGAAGTTTTTTTTAACCAGGGGGAAACTTTTGTATAATATTGATTAAGGCTTAAAAACAATATTATATTTTTTTATAATTAACCATTACAACATGGAGTCGAATTTAAATCATTTGAAAGCGTGGGTATCCGCATTTAACAAAGCGGTTGTGCAAGCTTATAAGAAGATTGGACACTGCCGAATAACCAACATTAAAAATGAAATAAATACTATGGAAGAAACATATTTCATCAAATCAGATGCGGATATAGACGCATATAATGCTCAGATTGATATTTTTATGAATCAAATAGAGAGAATAACTGCATGCATTAATGCTGCTGATGTGAGTGACCATACCAACACGAATAACGAATGCGGAATATGTGCGCTATTTCATGGTAATGAAGCGATTTTAAAAGATGGTGGGTTGATTGCATTATTGAGTCATGCAAATTATCCAGAGCATCTATATTACGATTATTACGATGACTATGATAATGGAAGTAGTAACAATTTGAAAATTAATGTAAATAAGCAAGGGTTTGATGTTATTTATGACTTTATGTTAAATAACGGGCTTTTTAGTACAACTGAAACTCAATACATAAAAAATGAACTTCAAATGATGAGGGCTTCAGTAATTATGGAAATATGTAAGAATGATTCACATCAAATAAAAAGAAGATTCTTGCGGGTAGATTCTCCTTATTGAAACATAAAATAATAATATTGTTTAATTAAAATGATTCGCGATTAAAACAATAAAATATTTTGATAATCTATAAGTATTTTAATTATTTGAAAATGCGCGGTGCCATGAATCATCTTTTTCATTCCATTTTATTTGGATTCTTGTTATATTTTTTTATGGTTTTTGTATTGAAACAATCGTATGAAGTGGCACAAGATAGAAGTATGCTACTTGCAGCCTTGGCTTTAGCATACATGATTTTATTTGGACACTCGCTTCCATCCCGTGTAAATAAAAACATTTTTTGAGATGTTTGTTTACATCTTATATTTACACATGTATGCATCACATCCGACGAATGCGATGAATACATGTATCAATGTAACAGAATAAATATATGCGTAAATTTTTTTTTATATGCATATATTAATACAACACACAGACATAATCGTAAGATAAAAAAAATACAATACAAACAACTTAATATGACAGAAATGGGAGGTTCGAAAATACATGGAAAATATGCAGTGTTCGATGTTGATGAAACGCTGGGTTATTTTTCACAATTTGGAGCATTTGTTGATGCGCTTAATAGTTATTATAGTGATTTCTCTCGAGTTGTATTTGACAACTTTAATGAACTTTTAGATTTATACCCGGAATATATTCGCCCGAATATGATTGAAATTTTGAAATATGTTTCTGAAAAAAAGAGAGAAGGTGCTTGTAAAGGAATAATTATATACACAAATAATCAAGGACCACGAATGTGGGTTGCAAATATTTCAAAATATTTTGACTACAAAATTGGCACACAAGTATTTGACCAAATTATTGCGGCATTTAAAGTGAACGGGAAGATTGTGCAGGAAGGGCGAACTACACAAAATAAAACATACGACGACCTTGTTCATGTGGCAAATATTCCAAAAACATCTGAAATTTGTTTCGTAGATGATTTGAATCACCCAGGAATGCGACATCCGAATGTCTTGTATATTAATGTAAAACCATATGTTGAAACCCTTCCCACCTCGACGCTGATAAAACGGTACCTTGATAGTAATCTTGGAAAAAATATCCTTCCTGAAAACAGAGAGAAATTCAGTAAATCCATAAAAAAAAGAATGGGAGTTAATGATGCTGACAATGAAACAAATACAAATTTAAATCTACACGAATCGAATTTTATTTTATTAAATACACCGGACAGGTCGAATGTTTATATGAATGCAAATGCAAATGTAATTGAAGGTTACAAAAAAATGGGAGAGAAAATACTATTTTATATCAAATTATTTTTCAAAAATAAAAATAAATCTTACAAATCAAATACTCGTGATAGACGTTATTCTACCTTGAAACATAAACGATTTGCGTCGAAATCAAGAGTAAAGTCATCAAGAAGAATAAAAGATAATTCAAATGCTAAAAAAGGACATAAAACTCGAAAAATAGGTGCATTCTTGAGAGTTTGAAATGTGTAAAAAAAATACTTACCTTTTTCCTTACCTTTACTCAGATACAATTCCGAATTCTGATTTGTATCTGATTTAGCGACGCTTGGAAGCAACTGCGGCACGGTTGAAGATAACCTCGCCATTGAGAACTTTCCCAACATGGTCACCATCTTGGGTGTAGAGGTCTCCGTCGGGTGTCAAGCCGTACGTTTCTCCTTCGTATTCATATTCTTCGCATTCGAGTTCCTCCTCTTCTTCCTCGATTTCTTCCTCAACAAGCTCTTGTTGTTGTTGCTGCTGTTGTTCGACGACAGCAACAACGGTTTCTTTTTCCTTCTTGTCTTTCTTGTCCTTCTTGTCCTTCTTGTCTTTCTTTTCCTTCTTTTCCTTCTTTTCCTTCTTTTCCTTCTTTTCCTTCTTTTCCTTCTTGTTCATTTCTTCAGGGGCGGCGGCGGCGGCAACAACTTGTTCTTGCTGCTGCTGCTCCTCCTCTTGTTCTTCTTCATCAACATCCAACAAGAATCCATCCTTATCAAAGATGTCATCGAAATTTTCATTGGAGGGAGGAGTGGTGGTGGTAACATGAGCTTCTGCTTCCACTTCCACTCCTCCTCCAACCTCATCATTGTTTTCAGATTCAGAGGTAACGGAAACGGTTTCATTGTCTTCATCGTCAAACTGAATGGGAACAGGAGCGATTTCCACGTCGCTGGGGTCAAACGACAAACGTTTTTTCTTTGCAGCCGTAGCTTGCAAAATCAGCTGACGCATGTCATCCTCGCCAACATTGGTTTGCTGAATCGTCTTGGCGGGACGTCCGCGCTTTTTCTTTTCAACGCCATTAGCTTTTTCTGGAGTGTCAACCGTCTCCACGCTTGCAGTTTTCTTCTCTTTCTTTTCTTTTTTTTGCTTCATCGGCTTTGGAACTGACGCCACATCCATCTTGGCAGGACGACCGCGTTTCTTTTCAATGGGTTCAAGCATCCAGTCAGGAATCTGAACTCCGCGTTTTTCAGCAGCTTCAAGCGCTTCTTCTTTGGAAATGTTCATCTTGGTGAGAACATCGAGGTAGTGACTCTCTTTTTTGCCGGTTGCGCCGTGAACGAATTGTCCGACAGCAGACGCAAGACGGTCCTGAACAGTTCCAATGGGATGGCGACCATTTTCATCACACTTTGCGAAACACTCGGCGCAAAACCTGCAATCTTTGCCGTCATGGTTGAACTGTGTCAAACCACTTTCTGACATGTCCTGTGGTCTGCCACACTGGATGAACAAACCATAAAGAGCCTTGAGTGCAACGCATGTTTCGTAATCCGCATCACCGGTCCACGGCATCGGGATTTTGTTTTGCTTCTTTTCATTTTCATCGAGGACGACAACCTCTTTGGTTTTTTTCTCCTTTTTCTCTTTTGGTTCCTTTTCTTTTTTCTCTTTGGGTTCTTTTTCTTTCTTTTTCTTTTCGATGGGGTCGCCGTTCTTGTCCATGACACAGGAAGCAATGAGCTGCTCCTTCAGAATGGAGAGTGCGGATTCAAGACCTTGCATTTTCTTTATGATTTGATTCGTGGTGAGTTTCTTGATGGCTTGAACGGCTTTAACAGGAGCAGAAGATTCAACTTCATTGCTGACAAACTGTGCAACAGCAGCAGCAGTAGCAACAGATGAACCGATATTGGCAGTAGCGTCAGCAATGAATTGCATTATTCGTCGAGGGATATGAACTTGATGGGAAACACTGATAAATGTAAATCAAGATTTCAATTTTTCAATTTATATTTTTTTCATTATTTTTTTCTCCCATTTTGAATACTTTTTTTTATAAAAATGAAATGATTTTTATTTTTATTTTTATTTTTATTTTTATTTTTATTTTCATTCATTCAAAACGAGCTCGTGCCATTTGTTGCAAACTTTAGTAACTCCGAAATGAGTTTTTTCCCAATCGAAATAGAATCTGCCAATATTGTATGACGCGCTGAAAACTCGTTTGAATGTTCCTTCAAACTCGCGGTCGGTTATGCATCTTGCTTGTTGCATTATGTAATACAATTCATCTATTGCATCGATGAAATCTGTTGAAAATGTTCGAATGTCAACAAAGTCTGGATTTGCGACGACGGCATTGGTATAATAACTCCTGACGAATTCTGGAAGTCCGATATTTTTGTTGAATTTTTCTGGAAACCATTGCGCTTTATCCTTATCCATTGTCCAATAATGGTAAAATGGATTGGCACCGCTTGAATAAAATGACATTGTTGTCACCTTCCCGGTTGGGATGTGTAATGCCGTCGCTCCTGAAACTCCCGTCGTTGTGTTTTCTAACTGTATTCTTTTGTGATGATGGTCTCGTTCGCGTCTCCTGAATTCGCGATTCAATATACTATTCAACAAATATCGGCGCTCCTTGGTCAACTGATGCATTGTTGTCATCGTCATGAATAAACGAACCTAACTTATAAAAAAGAAAATAGTAATAAAAAAATCAATTTTATTAAGATTCATAGTTATTTTCAACAATAGTAGTAAGTCATCGCGCATAATATGTCGATGATTTTGATTTATTTAGCCAATGCACTACTCGCAGCAAATGCGGTTTCCAGTTTTTGCACTCGCTCTTTCAATTTTTCATTTTCATTGTTTTGAAGTTTCAACATGTCGTCAATGATTTCCTTCAAAATCGTAGATTGGCACAGAAACTGCTTTCTCATCTTGTCAATGTCTTTTTGCGAGTCGGATGCCGACTTTTGTAACTCTTCAAATTCTTGGATTTTTACCATCATCCACACTTTTTTTTTAGAAGAAGCCGACGACGACGACGACTCTTTCTCTTTGATTGACTTGTTGAACTCTCCTCCCAACTTTGAAGTCCGCTTTGAAGAACACTGACCCATTTTTTTGTAACCTTGCAAAATCATAAACATGTAAAAAGTTTTTCAATTTATTATTTATAGTTGAAAAAAAAGTTTTTTAATTTTGTTTTTTTGTTTTTTACTTTTTTATTTTTTTTATTTTTGTTTGTGTTTTTTGAATACTTTTTGATATAAGTTTTGTCGACAACCTTGCCTTACTCGGATGTTTCTTGCAGTTGGCGACATATCGTTTTTTTCACCAGTTTTTGCCACGTTTCGAGAACGGCTTCGCTGGTGGTCATGTTTGCGCCGGCAATGAACATTTCAATGAGCGAACCGTCAACATTTCCGCGTGGAATGCAAACATTTTCGCAAATTTGGTCGACATTGGGAGTCAAAACGTTTTGAATGAAACTGTCACCATCGCGGTAAATAACCCGTGGTTCGTCAAGGTCGTTGGCATCACGGACGAGCATGTGAAACCATTCCTCATCGAATTCAACTGGTGTCTTGAAGAATGAAATAACGCCGGGAGTCCAGTGAGGAATGACTTCATCCACTGTTCTGTCGTCTCTTGATTTGAACGCTGGAATGTAAATGCGTCCGCCTTGTAAACCGCATTTGTTGAGACCGGAAGACCTGATGTATCTTGTAGTGTGAGGTGGTAAACGAGCTGCCATTGTTGTCTGAACGAAGAAAGAAAACCTACATACACCAAATGTAAATAAAAAAAATCAATTTATATTTTTTTTCATTGATTTTTTTTCATTTTTTTCTATTTTTAATTATTTTCTTTTTCATTTTCTTTTCATTTTATTTTGAGGTGTAGCATTTTTTTAGTTTATCCAATCTATTATCCACATGGAGTATAATTTGGTATTTCTCCAAGTTTGTTTTCGGATGCTTTCCTCAATGTCTGATGGGTTGCACTGTTTCAAATACCATTTTGCATTTTTTCCGGATTTCACGATAATGTTTGCCCTGACTTCATAGGCGAGAGGCACCACTTGTTCCAGCGTGAAATGTTTGTCAATACCTGCTTTTCCAACGCATCCGAAACGGTTCAGTGGTTCTATCGCTGAACGATTGTAACCAATGTCAACTCCTTCACGTCGTTCAAATCTGGCAATTCTATCCATTTTCTTGTCTGTCTTCAATAGTAAAACTGCATAAAATAAACATACGTTAAAAAAAATCAATTTTTATTTTTTGTTTTTTTTGTCCCAATACCACTACAGCCTCGGACACTCAATTTTTTCTTTTTTTGTTTGTTTTGTTTTTTGTGTGTATAAAACTCAATTATGGTGTGGCACTCCACATGAATGGAATTTCTGATTCCTCAGACTCGGCTTCAGAATCGGTGGTCCAGTCATTCGGTGAAGAATCAGTGGTCCATTCCGACAAGTAGCTCACTGATGATGAAACTTCAAATAAACGAAGGCACAACTTGGTTTTGGTGGCAGCAGGCAAAGGTGAAACTGGAAAGCATGGCGTGGAAACAATGTTGACGGTGTAATCACCCTTCGTGTCACGAATAGGGGAAATGGCGGATTGAAACATTCTTCTTGAAACGGAAACACTAATCCATTTGAATTAAAATGAAAAAAAATCAATTTATATCTTTTTTATTGATTTTTTTTCATTTTTCTTTTATTTTTATTTTTATTTTCTTTTATTTTTATTTTCTTTTATTTTATTTTCTTTTATTTTTATTTTCTTTTATTTTATTTTTTTGAATTCATCCAAATTCAATCATGTGGGTGAGTTCTAAAAGTAAAACTAATACGAGGTTCATTATTTTTCGCCTCAGGAGGTACCTCGTGGGTGTAAGTGTCTTGAAAGTCTTCGCCGCCCATTTCGCAAATAAGACCATCAGTAAGAGCGAGCCGAGCGACAACCGACTTTGTCTTCTTATCGCGAATTACAAAAGTCCTAAGACCACCACATGAGAGCGACCACACGCCGCAATCTTTGTTATAAACACCGCTGTCACTGTGAGCCGCAATGTAGTCTTTGCCTGTGTTGTACCTATTTACGAGAATCGCGTTAAAAGGACAAGCCAGTTCTCCATACTTTTCCTCCTTCATGCGATTCACTTCCATAAGCAAGGAGTGAAGCGAACATGGAATAGGCTGCGCCTTCATCTCATTGCCGCGCGAATAATTGTAGGTCCTCACGGCGTCGCTGAAGAACCCAACATCACGACGCTGATGACACATTCTTCCATACACAAAAACGGGAGGTTGCGAAATCAAGTTGTCCTTTATATCAGTAAGACAATCTTGAATAAGTCCCCTAAAGTCGTCGTCAATGCAGCAAGTATGAAGCCAGCTGTTTCCTTGAAAAGTTGCCGGAAAAGCCTTCCAATTTTCTCTAGCCATTTTTATTTACTTGTTTGTATGACGATGTGAATCAGGGAAACAGGAAACTACACAAAATAAATACAAGTAAAAAAAAATCAATTTTTTTTGTTTTTCTTGTCCCAATACCACTACAGCCTCGGACACTCGATTTTTCTTTTTTATGTTTGTTTTTTGTTTGTTTAAAAATACTTAAATACAAGAACAAGAACAATATTTACTTACCTGTGGGGTGCCGCAAATAGATGTGTGACCCGCCATCTATTTTGCGGCATGTCTTCATGACTTTCGACTTCAGTTGCAGCCGCCGTGTTCGCCTCCAACACCCTTTTCAAACAGATTCATGTGATAGTTGTAGCACGCATTGCAGGTATTTGCATAGATGGTCGCACAGCCATTGCGTCGTGGCTGACAAACAAACTCGCTTTTGTCGTCAAGCCCGTAGTCGCAATCGCAACACAAGCCAAACTTGAAGTTTTTGCTTTTTTCGGCGCGCTGTTGTTTCGTAAGGTTCATGAAGGGAACATGAGTGTACTCTTCGTACTCGGGGTACTCGGGTTCAAACATGGGTTCTTCACCAGAAGCAATCGAAAGCGGCGTAGTCCAGAAGAGTGATGAAATGCGAGGAGGAGGGGCAGCAGAAGAAGGAGCAACGGGAGAAACGTCGTCATGCTCGCTGTGCAAATCACATTCATCATCATCGTCACGTCCATAGGGGTACTCATCGTACTCGGGGTACTTAACATCATACCATTTGGTAGCTGTTTTCAAAGTTATCCCATCATCGTCTTCACGAGAGTAGTAAGATTGAGGTTCATCACTGCCACTCCATTTCCATCTGGGCTGCTGCTTCTGTTCTTTGGGCTGTTGTTTGCGTTGGGGATTAATGGAAGCCATCGTTCGTCGTCGTAGTCGTAGTCGTCCTCTAAGGGTCACTGATAAAAATAATATAAATAATAAAAAAATCAATTTATATTTTTTTGATTGGTTTTTTGTGAGTTTTTTCTTTTTTCTTTTTTCTTTTTTCTTTTTTCTTTTTTCTTTTTTCTTTTTCATCAAGGTTTTTCACCAAGATTCTTCAGGTGTGCATGAGTCATCTTTATTTGTCGCATATACAAGCGTTCGGGTGATATATTCGTCATGTGATTGGCATACTCATGCATCTTCCTCAGTTCTTCAACTTTATAGAGATACAAGAAACATTCCTTGTGATGACAAATAGAACACACATTTCCACAGTTTCTTTTGATATTTTTCCCCATTCAAATTGATAGATGTGGACACTACTGTATCTATATATATAATAAAAAAAATCAATTTATTTTTTTTTGTTTCTGTTTTTTATTTTCATTTTATTTTTTTGTTTTTTTTTCGTTATCTTTTTTGTTTTTTTCGGGAACTACTCGTTGCGTGTAATGTTGTGTTTGAGCTACTGCTCTGCTCTCTTGAGGCTCTGAAACACTTCTGTTGTGACGACTTCGACTTCGAGTTTAATCCACTTTTCTTTTGCCCGCTCATCTTCATCAAAATGTATGTTCTTGCCTTGAGACAATCTTTGATAGTAGCACTTGCTACAATCGTCGCAAAACCAGAAGCGCTGTCCAGTATGATGCGCATGTTCAACGCAGTAATTAAACCCGGTGCAATGGTCCTGGCGATCCAGAAGACATGAATCACAAAACATCGGTTCTGCGCCTGGTTTGGAGCTTTTTGTTTTTGGTAGGTCAACGTGAGATAGGCGACCTCTTTGGTATTGAGACATTCTTTCAAACGCTCTGGGATAATAGTTTCTTACAACCATTGCACGCGCCCCGCCAGCTTCGCTTGTGGCATTCCATTCTTCTTCGAAAGTTTCACCTTCCCACCACTTGTCGCGAATATTCCTAGTCATATTCTTGTCGTCTTCTCTAAACGGAACTGTATAATATCAATAATAACAAAAAAAAATCAATTTATATTTTTTTTCATTTTGTTTTTCATTTTTCATTTTGTTTTTCATTTTTCATTTTGTTTTTCATTTTTCATTTTGTTTTTCATTTTTCATTTTGTTTTTCATTTTCATCATTCAAGTTTCAATCATCATTCAAATTTCATTTTTGGTATTTGGTGTTCAAATTTCATTAATTTCGTGCACATGTCTTTGAAGAACGAACCATCCTTGTCCGTCGTTGCGTCTCATGTTTTCAGGAAACAACTCGGGATGCGTCCACTCGTTTTGTTCTTGGCGAATCAAATAGTATCGAAGCCCGCCGGATAACGGGCGCATACGTTCAATCACAGTTCCTTGTTCGTCTTTTTGAATTTGTTTTTTCATTGTCGATAAAACTTTTTCAGGAACGATGCGATGCTGTGCCCATTCTTGATGACGTGCGCTCCTTTCGTGTTTTTGCCAGTGTTTGAATTTTCCACTGTATCCGCAAACGCATGTCCATGTTTCTGTTTCATTTGTTCTCCAATCGCCAACAGCATGTCTAGCGACAAAAGGACAAGATGATGGAGGCGGGTTTCTGAAAATGCGTTTTTGATTTTCGGCAATCTTGTACGTAGACTCACGATTGAGTTCGTCTTGTTGTTGTTGAGACATTGACAACCATGATTCTGGGCTGATGTGTCTCAGCACACGAGTGACGCGACTCCACAGTTCATAATCATCATGTCCTCTGAACAAACTTCGCACACTGCTAAACAAATTCACTGGAACTGCAGGAAGTGCAGGAAGTGCAGGAAGCGGAGGAAGGTCATCCCATATAGATGAATATGGCGGTGATGATGGGGCGTACTGTAAGTAGTCGTCGCTTACACGAGGAAGAACTGCAGGGTGGGCGGCGGAAGCAGCAACAACAGCAGAAGTTGCAGTACGATGAAGTGCGCCCAATGCATTCATAGCTTCAAGATATTCACCTTCGGTCATTTTGTTTTGGTTTTCTTCAATCACACGCATCAATGTTGCCAAATTTGGATTGACAGTCATTGTAAATTGTCTTGGTAATCAGGAACCTGTATAATGATAATATAAATAAAAAAAAATCAATTTTTATTTTTTTCTTTTTATTTTGTTTTTCTTTTTATTTTGTTTTTTTTTCATTTTGTTTTTTCTTTTTATTTTGTTTTTTTTTCATTTTGTTTTTTTTTCATTTTGTTTTTTTTTCATTTTTTTTTTTTTTTTATTTTTTTTTTTTTTAATTTTTTTTTTTAATTTTGTTTTTCATTTTGTTTTTCATTTTGTGTTTGGTTCAACAGAAATTTCACAAATCACACAGTCTCTCACCGCAACAACTCCAATTTTTTAAATGCACATCGGATATCTAGTTAAGTGGGACTCAACTTCATCCTCTTCGTCTTCGTTGTAGTGAGGAAGAGGCTCGCGATAGTCAGTTGGATTCACGACAGGAAGAGGAAGATTGACATGTTGAAAAGGAAGTATGGATTGAGAAGCGAGCCTCGCTTGAATTTCCATGTATAAAGGAGTATCAGTTCTGAACGCCTGGCTCGTGCTTCTAAGCCATTCATCAGTTGAAATGTTTCTTTGTCTTTCTTCTCTTTGTTTCATTTCCATTTCCCTTTTTCTTTTTTCCTCTTCATATTTTTTTTTCTTTTCTTCTTCCTTTCGGACTCTTTCAACTTCCTTTCGGACTCTTTCAATGCGCTTTTCCTCTTTCTCTCTTTGAAACGATTCCTCAAACAAGAACAGGTCGTCGTTTTCGTTGCACAGGAAACGCGACTGGACGAACGTTTCCGGGTCAGTGTGAAAGGCGAATTCAACGTTGTTTGCGATTTTGTGAGTGTAAAAGTGGAGGTTGGGAACTTCGCGTACGTCGTCAAGTGAATTCATTGACTCGTTGGCGACTAGTTGGTCAAGGTGCATCTGTAGATTGAACATTTGAGAGTAACCAAATGGACCATTTGTTCCCATTTGGTTGCGATGTGGTATGGTCTGACCGTCAACATTTGAAAAGTATCCAACCCCGATAAAGCGCTCTTGGTACTCGTTTGTTTCTTCAACATAACGTTCTTGAAAAACCGAAAAATGAGGTTTTTCAAGAGTCGGCGGAGTGGATTCATACATTCTGTAAACGAGACTTGAGTAATCTTGACACTCATCAGCGTAATGTTCGATTGCATCTTTAAAATGCTGCAAACACTCCGACTCGGAATACTCGCTCCAATCCGGATGGTTCATCTGGAAGAAATCGACACATTCACAAAAATCAGTTTGATAGAAAGCTATCAACTCGTTCTCTCTGATGTGTGAACCCATGTAAAATGGAAATGTTGTTTCGAAAAACGACTTTGAGTATGGGAAAGAGTTGATGTAATCGGCAATGTTGAACCAATACTCTTGGTTTGGGTCAACCGAATTCAAATGGTCAATCAAAGCGGTACCTATGTACAAGCCTCTGAATGAGTTGAACTGCGGTTGGTCTGGTTGTTGTTGGTCTTGGTGGTCTTGGTGTAAGTCTTGGTCGGGAATAACGAAACGATTGCCCGGAATCATCGTCATTGTAAATTGTCTTGGTGGTGCACAAGGCTGTACAAATAATATATAAATAAAAAAAAATCAATTTATGTTTTTTTCATTTTGTTTTTTTTTCATTTTGTTTTTTTTTCATTTTGTTTTTTTTTCATTTTGTTTTTTTTTGATTTTGTTTTTTTTTGATTTTGGTTTTTTTTTAGTTTGGTTTTTTTTGGTTGTTGTTTTTTTTTTG